TAGGCGGCGGAGGCGTAGGCGTTGGCGGCGGAGTAGGCGTTGGCGGCCCACGCACCCTGTCTAACCCCTTTCAGCTCCTCCAGACCGTCCGCAAATTGCTCCGCCACCTCGATCGCCCGCAACGACCTCCGGTTGTCCCACCCTGTGATCCGACATGCCTCTCTGGCACACCAGCAGGCGAAAAGTTTCAGAATCCGATCTGGGAGGATACCCCTTCTGGTAAGAACCCACACCTTGTCAGCTGGTGGGATATCTGCGTCCAAAACCTGCAGGGCTGTCACCCCTTCAGGAGGGACTAGCTGGGCTATCCTGCTGTCGTCGTAGCAGGCATTATTTTTTCGGAGAAATTCTCTAGTGATAATGTTGGTCATTTGGTTCCCTGTCTGGTGTCTGGTGTATCCCGCATCACGCATGGCTTCATCTTCGATACAGCGCAAGATATACTAGTCAAAGATGTTCTTGTTGTGGTTTTATAAGTAGAAATAATAGGAAATCCCAAAGACACTATACCCCAAAACTACGGCTCTTGTCGAGTTAGTTGTGGCGCATAGCAACTACGTGAGGTTGCTTGCTTTTGGCAATTGAGTACTTCTTGCGCGGCCTGCGCCTGGTCTGTTCGACCGGCCGACTTTGCCGCTTGTAGGGTGTGTTGTCCATGATGCTGCCGTCCCGCGCAAGCTTGACATGATCTAGATACGGAAGGAACTCTAGTTCTCCGTACTGCATCAAATCATGATATCTTGCTTTTAGTTCTGCAATTGCATCACTTACTTTATCTTGAGTTTCGTAGATTGTGTCAAACGCTAAACTCCAGACATTTTTATCTTTACGCCAAATTCTGTATCCCATTACTTCCTAATTCTACTAAGTGCCAAGAGAGGGAGTCGAACCCTCACGCCTTGCGGCAGTAGTGTTTGGGGCTACCATGTCTGCCATTCCATCACCTTGGCTTAATTTTGATCTGGATTTATTGTTACAAACATTACACATACCAGATTTTCTAAGTGCTGTTAATTTTCTATTGCAGTTATTGCAAAAATGACCTGGCCCTCTTTTGCTTTTATTGTTCCTACCAGCGAATGTTGATTGCTGGCTGTTGCAATTAGGGCAAAGTAATCTTAGGTTTTCAAATCTAAAATCATTATTTATTCCGTTTATATGATCTAACACCATTACCAACGGCTTGTCTTTCCAACTCCATTTCTTCTGTATCAAAATCACCTATCATATTGATGTAATCCGAGAAGATCCAGGAACCTCTTTGGAATGCTTTTTTATTCTTGATAGCTACTTTATGAGCAACCTTTTGTGCCCATTTATAGATGCCAGGATTCTTAGCTTTCATTTGGTAGCGTTCCACGACATATTTACTTTCAACATACCGTGATCAAATTCCCAGTGACAATTTCTACATAAAGCAACCAAGTTTGAAATATCATTTATGTCTGACACTTTTGCATCATCTTGGAAACAAGATACTGGTTTTTTATGAGACACTTCATAATGTTTATCATATCCGCAAACATAACATTTTTTAGGCGACCCACTACTATCATATATAATTCTTGCCTTTTTCCTTAGTGTAGATGATGCTGATTGCCAATTTTTTCTTCTAGCAAACAAACTTCCTTTGGTTTGATTTTCAAAATCATAGATATTTGGTTTTAGTTTCTGTTCGGCAGTAAGAGTTGGTGATTGTGAAACCCTATTTAGCTTATAACAACCATCGCAAAATTTTCTATATTTTATCTTTCCACGTTCGTTTCTTTTAAGATCTAATTTACACTTGCAGTTATCACAAAAATATTCCTTACCACTACCTAGCCTATTTTTTGTAAATCTCGTAACACATACCCGGTTGCAAAACCTTTTGCGCCTTACTTGAGCTACCTGTAAATCTTCTACATGGATAATATTTCCACATTGTTCACAAAGACTAGGTGTTTGGTAGTATCTCTCTATTGATTCTTGCCGCAACTTCTTCGCTGTTGCCTGCCCACCCAACGATTGAAGTTTGGTTGCGCTTATGGTTTCCGAAGATTGCATATAAGCATGCCGAACTATTGATAGGTGCGGAAGCTGGATTTGAACCAGCGTAAGCCAAAGGTTATGAGCCTTGCGAGGGAAACCGGACTCCTCAATTCCGCAGTGACTCCAGCGAGATTTGAACTCGCATTGGCGCTTAGAGAGAGCGTCATCCTGCCATTAGAAGATGGAGCCGAATTATCTAAGGACATCTATGTATATTGATATATGTCCTTATATGGTAAACCGAAAAAAGACTAGTGTAATATATAAACCTACTACTGAAAAATTTCAAGAAATTGTCAATGCCTGCAAGAGTTTAGCTGAGATTCTAGAACATTTCGGGATTGGAAGCGGAAACTACAAAACCCTCAAAAGAAGATTGATTGAAGATGAAATCAGCTATGGTCATATAACGTTGGGATTGGCCTCGAACAGAAATAGAAAGTTTGGTCCTAAAAAAGATATATCAGAGTATTTGCAAAATGGAATTAAAGTAAATTCTCAAGTATTAAAAGATCGGCTCATCAGTTCCAATATTTTTGATGATAAATGCTTCAAATGCGGCCAAGGTAATGAATGGAATGGAGAGCCGTTAGTGTTGCAACTAGACCATATAAGCGGAGATCATGATGATAACAGATTAGAAAATCTAAGGATATTATGTCCCAATTGCCATACTCAGACGCCTACGTTTTCTGGTAGGAAGGGTAAAGTAAATCACCATCGCTGCGAGCAGTGTAACCGAAAAATATCTCCAGATGCTAATAGATGCAGAAAGTGTCACTTGGCTACTCTAAATCACTCCTAGCCGTTAGAAGATGGGGGCAAAGAATAAGGGTAACGCGAAAACCAAATCAACAAGTCACGAACCCAAAAAACGAAAGAACACACATGAACAAGACAAGAAAAGAACGAACTATATTTCGCGTTACCCAGTCGGCCTAGATGGACTCGAACCATCGTGAAGAGTGTATCAGACTCTCATACTAACCATTATATGATAGGCCGTAATATGTATCTGCTAAGTTATTGATAGATTGAGTAGGCCTGGATGGAGTCGAACCATCTTGTCAGATTTATAAGAACTGCATCTTAACCCGTGGATGACAGGCCCATATCACTCCGAGACGATCCGAGACATTTTACCTTCATCTATACATATAGTAGGATATTCATTCTCCCAATCTATATAAACGCTTTCAATATCTCTACTCGCAAAACCAGTATCGAACACAATATTTACATTTGCTAATTGCGGCATTTCCGAAAGCTTTTCAATTAACTCGTATACTTTCATTCGCTTCTTCCTCGATGCTTCTTTTCGGAAACCCTTACAGTTCTATATCTCCTGTTCGGGTCTTGCTTACTCAACCATTTGATGTGCTTGGCGAACTTCTCGTCCCCTAAAAGCGCATCAACTGTATTATATCTATCTTCCAATTCTTTATTTGTGAAGAATGCATGTACTGACTTATGACAGTCCAAACATATCGGAAGAGTAACCTTTCCTCCGCGAGAGCGAGGAGTCAAATGATGATCGCTCCGGTGGGGAACTTCTCGACTACAAAGTGGACAATCTTCCATCATGGCTCAACATCTAATTCTGGTTCGGGACCATCTTCCCATGTTATTGGAACATCATATTTCGAAACCCATATATCGCCAAGGTGCTCGTTATCCAATCTGCGGCACGCTCTACTAGCCGATGTACGCAAAGGACCACAAACACTGAATAGAAAATAAAACATCTTTGTTAATAGAGAATTTATCATGGTGTCAATGGAGGGAGTCGAACCCCCAAACCTTTCGGTGGCACGTTCTAAGCGTACTGTGTTTGCCGTTTCACCACATTGACATGGAGCTTTTTGCTATTGTAACTATTCTATGAGCTAATTCGAGCTTCTGAACCTGGGTTTGATAAGGCTTACCATTTTCACCAAAAGTGAAAAGATCAAGCAATTCTTTCGGAAATCTATCTTGTTTGTATGTGTCCAGGTACTTTCTACACTTGATATTAAAATACCTTTCAACATTAATATCGGAGATGTCTATTCCTAATTCACAAGCATGATATCCTGGTTTTGGATGATCCCAAATTGCAACAAATCCGGTTATAAAGTTCTTTGGGTCGTCGGCACAAAGGAATATATGGTGAGGATGTTCTTTAGCAAAACTTACCATATCAGCCCACATAAGATCAAACCACTCGTATTGTATTTCTTCGTATACCATCTCCCCAACGTAGCATTGACAATCAATCATTATGGTCCTTGATATGGTCTCTTGCAATCCATATTATGCCTTGGCATATCATTGCTCGGCCACCAACTGCCGCACCATACACAAATCTGAATGTCATTCTCTTCTAGTTTGACGAGATGACTTTCCTTTATAGATTTTGGGGATACTTCAATTTCCATACTTATCTATATATCAGCAGACCGCACAGGATTTGAACCCGTACCAATGGACTTGGAAACCACTATGCTACCCATTACACCAACGGCCTATAAGAAGTATCAGGGAGATTAAGCTTCCATCTCTGCGCTACTGGCAGAGTCCTACAATTCCGGGCAATTCCGGGTTGTTATTGGACGATGATACTTCGGTGAGACATAACAGAGTCGAACTGTTGTCATCAGGGTAAGAACCTGCAGCTCTACCATTGAGCTAATATCCCGTGCGGAACATCCTCAGATTTGAACTGAGTGCTAATGCTCCAGTGGAGGTAGAGAGAATCGAACTCACATAGACGGTGTAAGAGACCGCTAGTCTACCGTTGACTTATACCTCCAGAGTATTCTTTGGAATAATTATACTAAGTTTCTTGCATGCCTTTTGTATTGCTCTTGTGGTTACGCCAAGATCGGCTGCAAGTATTTTGATTGGCGTTGCGCTTATCAGATTTTGTAGTTCCAGTGATGAGTTTGGAATCTTTCTTGAAGAATCTGTTTTACACTTGACACTACAATATTTGTTAGGGGCATTTCCTCCGCGACCGCGAAGTGTGAACTCGGATTTGCAATGTTGACAAATACACTTCTCTAATGATTTATTCTTTCTTGCCGGAATTTTGCTTCTGATAAAAGCTTCCTTTTCTAGCAATGCTCTTTTGTAATCTATTTCGTGAATTTCACCGTGGCAATTCATACATAAAAGATCGCACTTATCTAGCTCGGCCCTTATAATTTCCCACTTTACCAGCTTATTACCAATATTGAATTCTTTTTCTTCAGGGTTCCTGTGATGAAATACCATAGAAGTTGTACATTTATGGTAACCACACTCTATACATTTTCCGCCCTTATATTCAATTGCTTTTTGCTTGATTTTTCTAAGCTGTTTTGAGACGCACCAGGCGGAGTAAATGTTAGAAAATTCAGGATCTCTGCGAACTGTCATGCGTTGGTATATATCAAGTTATATACCAACGATCTGTGAGTTCGGTAGGCCATATCAGAATCGAACTGATATTTACAGATTAAAAGTCTGCGAGTCTCCCATTGACTTAATGGCCCGTAGTAACCCCTGTCAGATTCGGACTGACAACTTCCAGCTTGTAATGCTGGCACTCTAGCCGTTGAGTTAAGGGGTCGTTTATTTGATTTCGAACCTACAAATATATCAATATATTGGCAGATCGATATGTATTGGAATGATAATGATTTGATAGTTGCTGTAAAAGAAAGTAAAACGATAACTCAGGTTCTGCAGAAATTTGGAGTTCCATCAAACCAAGGGTTTTATAATAGAAAGTTTCATTCTGAAATTGAGCGTTTGGGAATTGATACTTCTCATTTTAGAGCGCCATCAGCTAAGAATGCGGTTAATCTTAATAAGATTATGGTTGAAAACTCAGAATGGCTAGGTCGTTCTAGTGATTTAAAAAAGAGACTTATTAGAAATAATCTGCTAACAAACGTCTGTTCGAAATGTGGACAGAAACCATTTTGGAATGGACAGGTTCTTGTATTACAAATAGATCATATCAACGGAAATAATACAGACAACAGATTAGAAAATTTAAGAATATTGTGTCCAAATTGCCACACGCAAACAGAAACATTCTCTTGCAGGCGAAGACGAGTGGTAAATATATGTAAGGTATGCGGTGATAAACATACCACAAAATCAAAGCTGTGTAGGGATTGTAGTTTAAAGACAAGACCTAGAAAGACAAAAATAAATTGGCCATCAAATGATGAGCTTATTAAATTGCTAAAAACAACAAACTATGTTGAACTTGGCAGGGAGCTCGGCGTTTCTGATAATGCAATTAGAAAAAGACTAGCAAGAAATTCTACCGTTTAACTAAGCGCCCATATCACTTACCAAGTCTTCCTACCACACCCTTTCCACCAACCGTTTTATGCCGTACCGTTACTGCTGTAGGTGGTGGAGGTGGATACTCTTCTTCAAGTTCAATGTAGTTTTCTTCTTTCTTGTTTTCCATTTGTTATCCTGGTCAGGTTCGAACTGACGACTTCCTCCTAGTCGGGGAGGCACTCTACCATTGAGCTACAGGATATCGAACTGGCGTCCCCGAGAGGATTCGAACCTCTAGAATCTCCTGTTTCGTAGACAGGTGCATTATCCAGTTTTGCTACGAGGGCGTATCTAAAGAACGATTCCTTTGTAGAATCCTCGTTCTTTTGCTGTCTTGATTCGATGACAATTTGCACATCGAACATCACACTTCAGAATTTCTTCCTTCAATTTTTGAAACCGATGCTTTACCATGCGGCTGATGTCGTACTCTTTGTTGCAGCGGTGATCGAATTCCAAAGCTCTCGGGTCTGGGTTTCCGCAATCTATGCATCCATGCTCCTTGAGCCAATCGACCATAAACTGCAGATTCCTCTTCCTATATATCGCATTATTCTTGTCGGCCTTGTCTTTGTAGTATTCTTTGTTGGCCTGATAGTGCTCTTTGTGAAACTCAGATGTACAGGTCTTGCACCTGTGCTGGTAACCATCGGCGGTTCCGTTTCTTTTGTAAAAAAATTGGTCAAGGGGTGCGGGGTAATCAAACTTACATTTGGTACATACTTTCATAACTGGATACGAAGGTATTGGTAGATTTCGTATCCGGAACCCGCATTATTCTTTATGCAACGAAGACATTGGTGACCACGGTGCGATTCGAACGCACAACATCCAGTTTAGGAAACTAGCACTCTGTCCATTGAGTTACGCGGCCATTATCTGTGATTGACTTTTGGTTCCACACCATCATTCAACTCTGCTTCGATCATCTTCTTCGAGAATCTACGCCGCGCTCTTCGCAAGCCGCGCTTCAACACCTCAACCAAGCCTTTACGGTTACCACAGCTCATCAAACTTCCTCTATTACCGATGTTCATTTCGGCTTCCCGCATTCTATCTCTCTCTGCCATAATTCTCCGATAATTCTCGTTCGATAACTTTCTTGGAAATTCTGCGCCTTGCTCGACGCAAACCTTTCTTCAAACCGAAAGATATACATCTACCATTTTGCCAGTCCCAACCTCTATTGAGACTTCCTACACTACAAGAATTTCTATCTGCTTGTTTGATGAACATATTTGCTGACATACAAACCTCTAGTACCCCTTGAGAGAATCGAACTCCCACTCCCTGCTTCGAAGGCAAGAACTCTAATCCATTAAGTTAAAGGGGCGTATACTTTAAGACCTCCGGTTGGTCCGCATATATCTTAGTACCTCCAGAGGGACTTGAACCCACAACATTCTCTTTAGAAGAGAGACACTCTGATTCCAATTGAGTTATGGAGGCGTAATCTTACGAGATATCGGCACAACACCGATAGGATATTTCATAGTTCTTTGCACCTGGGCCGTGAGATGATGTAATGGATGGTACGTAATTATCTCTACATCTATTTCTAATACCATCAACATAATGACCACCGAACAATGAACTTACAAATGGTGCTTTTTTCATTGAGCCTTCGGAGTTTACTGACCACTCATCTACGTTACCAACTATATCGTAAACTCCAAAATCTGACTTACATGTTTCAAATGATCCGCTAGGTGCGCGATGATCTACTTTTTCGAATGGGTTGTTATCAGGGTCAATCCACTGATGTCCCATATTACATTTCTTTATATCCCTAACGTAACCGTATGGGTATGGCTTTCGTTCAGGGCCTTCACATGCCAATGTTAGTTCTTTGACATCGCACAATCTTTTACCAGAAGATTCACATTTGTTTTTTGCCGAATACCAATCAACGAACACTTCAGGTATTTCTCCACGGTCAGTTTGAGCTTCGAATTTATCAATGCAGAATCTCATGTGTACTTGTTTAGAGACGCATTTGGTTGGGTACTCAAACTTCTCGCACATCCTTGGATATGGATTGTATGCATCTTTCCATTTGAGGCATTTCTCTTTTACGTACGGACAATATTGACCATTGATCTCAACCATTCCATCTGGGCATGTCTCTGGAGGTGGCGGAGGATATTCGGCTGGCGAAGAGAACAATTTCTCTTCATATACCGTATTCATGAAGTCAAGTTCAAAATCTTGTTCTTTTGGAATCGGCTCTTGCGCAATGGCTATTGAACCGTGATGAATATTCTTTACTGATAAGCAAGCAAATGAAGCTAAGGCTATCAAAATCCACTTGGTAGATTTCATATCGTATTCTTGGTTTATTAGTATACACCCAGCTTGTAACTTTCTCGACCGAGACTATTTCACAAGACTGTTGCAATAGGCAACCAGAATTGCATGTGACATATCATCTGGGTGCGTAACACCTTGCACATTATTCATGTGTTGAGCTAGTTCAGACTCTGACCATAAGCTCCACTTGTTTCGCAGATAGCGTCCGAGCGTATGGTGGAGTTCGGAGGCTGCTTGTTCTCCGCCTTCCCTCAAGAAGGTCTGGGCATCTGCGCACAGCATTTTATTCAATGCTGAGACAGCTTCGTCTAGAGTTTTTGGAGGTTCGCTATTTGGCTTCTGATGAAGTGGTGAATCCTTAAGCGCTGACATAAACACCTCCACAAATCTATTCCATAAACCTATTTTTCTCCTAACAAGTAGCGCCCTCAGCGAGTATCGATCTCGCCTCTTCTCCGTGACAGGGAGGTGTCCTTCCAATGAACGATGAGGGCTAAACATTTCTGTATCTTACCTATATCACAATAGGCAGTGCTAACGAAGGGATTCGGACCCTTATGTCTAAATGACGTTACGTTCTGAGCGTAGTGCGTATACCAGTTCCGCCACGTTAGCGTTGTTGCATTTCTTTTATGGTTTCAATCCACTCTTCAAGATCGAATGGCTTTTCTGCCGGAGGCTTTGGGTATCCTCGACAGTCATCACATTTCAGATGATGATCTTCTCGCAGATCACCTTGCCAATATGTTTCACCGCAAACTTCGCATTTTTGTTCTGTTGCAATACACATGTCAATCTATATATCAAGTAATTGGCACCCCTAGGGAGACTTGAACTCCTCATTTGCAGATTGAAAGTCTGCGATCCTAACCTTTAGAAGATAGGGGCATGTGGCTCCAGCAGCACGAATCGAACGCGCGGGATCTCCGGTAACAGCGGAAACAGGGTACCTACACCCAAGCACTGGAATATTCGAAATTCACGAATCTAGAATTTTGTGGGTCCTCTCAGAATCGAACTGAGTTCTCTTGTTCTTCAGACAAGCGCTGAAATTACCAAACTAGCTCAGGACCCATTGTCCCCGACGAGAGTATAGCTGCTTACCAGTCTTGGGAACCAGACCACAGGAATCTCTCAAAATAACCATACATCCCAAGTAAGGAGATTTATCGGGTGTGGAACTCCTCGGGATCGAACCGAGTTATCTTGTGCTTCAGACAAGCGTGTTAACCATAATCACTAGGGTTCCATTGCGAGGCTGCTCTACCTTTGAGCTACTAAATTCCACGTTCTCCTTCGAATCATTGTACACTGATTGAGCGGAAGATGACCTATCGGTACTACGCTTCATTTACCTTGGGATCGAACCAAGAACCACACCTCTAGTGCTCAAGGCCAGAATCAACCAGCAATAAGCTTATGTTTTCTATTTCTGCTATTTCTTTGAGTTTGGGCCTGACTGATTAGTGAAGTTCCACCTTTATTACCTCCCCATCCATCAGTCTGGCTATGACAATTTGGACATAAAAATTGTAGATTTTCAATTCTATCATCAAGCCAATTTCTATCTTTGTGGTCTATCTGAAGCCTTAATTCTTTACCATTCCAAGAGTCACCAGTTCCACACATATTACACTTATAAACAATACCAGATTCAATAAGAGCCCGTCGAAGACGAAATGCCGGTTGTCTTCTTCCGCTTTCGCGTATAATTAGTACTTGATCTGCGCGGAGTTGTGGAGAGGCTCCTTTATGTGTCAGACCTTTATTAGAACCCTTGCCAGTGAAATGAGATGTATCTATTCCAAATTTAAGAATCATTTTTGATATGTGAGAATGATTACCTCCAGATTGCTTTAACCCAAGATAATTCAAAACCCCAGATACTGAATGATTCTCCAAAATGGCTGACTGGAGTATTTTTGGTGTATATTTCATTACACTACCTTTGTGCTACTGAAAGGAGTCGAACCTTCACGCCTAACGGCAATAGATTCTTAGTCTATCATGGCTGCCAATTACATCACAGTAGCATATTTTTGTTTCGGCGGCCACTTTTGATATGGCGTAGCGCTGCAGCAATACTCCTACTCTTCCACAAGACACCGAAGTTGGGGTAACAAGATTCGAACTTGTATAAAATCATTCAAAGTGATCTATGCTACCATTACATCATATCCCAATATTATAACGTTTTGCCCATTTGCGAATCGCATTATCAGATACTCCAAACATTTTTCCTATTTTTGTCCATGGGTGTTCCGATATAAGTTTTTTAAGTTCATCTTTTGTTGGTCTATTTACCTTTCTGGTGTCAAATCTATCTCTATTCCGCCACAATGGATTATCTGATAGTTTCGGTTTTCTAAATCTCTTACCAGAGAAAGTTGATGTTTGGGAGTGACAATGTGGACAAAGAATTCTTAAGTTCTCTACCCTGTTATCAGTATGATTTCCATTTATATGATCTAGTTGCAACACTAGCGGTTTTCCATTCCAGATTGGGGCTTGACCGCATTCATAACATATATTTTCTAAATAACCTTCTTTAATCAATCTTTTGCGAAGATGACTATTATTGGCATATAAAGAATTTTTGACAAGTATATCACTTAGTGGTTTTGGTGGTGATAGTAATTTACGCTGATTATTCTTATTAAAGAGTATATGAGAGTCATCAATATTGTGTTCTAATATTCTGGCCTTTACTGTTTTGAAGTTATTACCTTTATTTTCAAGTCCAAAATACAATAAAACTTCTTTATATGTTGAACTTATTTGCACTAAATGTTCAAATTTTTCAATGTCTAATGTCCAAATCGAAGATGTTCTTTTTCTACTCATAACATGATGTTTATTTATGAGTAGTTCGAACCTAGAAACAACACACATACTAACCATTTGGACAATAAATAAAAGCCACATCGGTACGAATCGAACGTACTAAGTTATCCTCGGGATTCTCACCAGGCTCGCTGATCAGGCTTGCTCGATGTAGCTGGTTGGGGTAAAAAGATTCGAACTTATATAACGAGCTTCAGAAACTCGCGTCCTGACCGTTGGACGATACCCCAATATGTTTTCTCTTCTTCCCAACTCCTCTACAGTAGGTATCCGTCAAAGAATGACAGTTGGGACATAGTAATCGTAAGTTATCAATTCTATTATCTGTATTGTTTCCATTGATATGATCTAGGTGTAAAGAAAGTTTACATCCAAGCCAATGTGTAGAGTTACAATTAGAACATTTATCTTCTACAAGCCCTGCGCGTAACAATCTCTCTTTCAAGTGAGATGTATTTGTGTATGGGCTGTTTTGAATAAGTATTTCTTCCAGAGGGATTTTGACGCCAACAATATGTGGGAATGTTGTTGCGAAGTGAGATGTGTCAATATTCAACCCAGATATTGACTTTTTGATTGTTTTATAGTTATTGGTCCCTGTGGTGATCCCTAATTTTTTCATCACCTCTGCTAGATGTTTACTGTCAGAAACTGCGGCTATCAAATCAGAATCAGACCACTTTCTAGCGCCCATGACTATCTATATATCTCGATATTCGCAACTCGCTTAGCAAATTCTCTATTCCACGCATTTGCTTCCGCTATGATGATATCACGATCTGAGTCTGTAAGAGTTCTTGGCGGAGGAAGAACTCCTGGTGTGCAGGGGCTTGAACAAAGTTCCAGGCCCTTAATTTCTATTTCTGTTGTGGCTCCTACTTGGATTGGTAACTCCAAAAGATCCTCCTTTTTTGTATGTGTTTTTTTAGTAGTTGGCGGTAGTTGTGAATGGTTGTGGGTAGTTCGCGATTTTTTGAAAGCGGATGATTGTTCAAAATACGTAATAGCGTATAAGGACTTTGTTTGCTTTATTTGGTTTTGGATCTGTGATAATGTCGGTGTACCAATTACTACTTCTTGAACAGCCCTTACATCAAGTTCAGGACATAGCCGAGGATGAAAATGATCAATTCCCTCATTGAGATATTGCTTATACGCTTCGACATCATCTCCTATTGTTATAATCTCATCATCTGAATCTTGATTAAGCTCATCAATAAGCCTTTTACACTTTTCCCATTCACTTTGACTTGAGGCCAATCGCTCGTTTAGTATCTGTTGTATTATGTCCCAATATTTTTCGGAACTTTGTGGTTTGAAATATTTTAAACCGCTAGTATCTATAATACATAGATCTATCTGTTTATCGTGACAAGCCTTGAATTTACGGTTATCATTGTTATGAATAGAGTCAAATTTCTTTTTCCCATATATAGGCTCATAATGAACTATACCGTTCAACTCAAAAGCAAGCTTGAGAGTAGGGAAATAGATATCAAGTTCAGAATCAATGGCTTCTTTGTTGTTATAAAGAACTTCCAATGTTGGGAATTTAGTAGCAATCTGTGATTCAAGCCACACCTCTAATTTAGATCTACGTATTCCGGTTGTTTTATGAGTATTGTTGTATGTTACCGCACAGCTACGTGAGCAGAATACCTTTTCAGATTTGGAATTTTTCTTGGATATGTTTTTGGCCAAGAATTTTTTTCCACATTGTCCACAAGGCTCATCAGTTCTCTTATCAAGAGATGTGGTTTTGCATTTATTACTGCAATAAATACCACTTGAATTTCGTTTCTTAAGTGTAGTCTTTAGATCGAACCTTACATCCTTTGCTTTTCTGTGGAAAACAGATCCGCATTCCCTACATTTTAGTGGAACTTTTTCTGATCCTGGCAGTGAATTCAGGGTTTCTGGGTCGATTAGAATTTCCATCTTATACAAATGTGGAACTATGCCTATGGAAATTCTTTTTTCTATTATTCTTCTTCACATTGGGGGTGATCGATCAGATTCGAACTGACGTACCAAGGGCCACAACCTTGCGTTCTACCATTGAACTACGACCACAGTGCAATTGGCTGGTGTTCAACCTTGCTAATTACCATTGAGCTGCGAAGCCCGCCATTGGCGGCACCCTCACATATTTCGCGGCGCTCTTTGGCGCGTCTTCGGGCTCTGTTACGTTGTAGCTTTATATGCTCGGCTTCAACCGAGCGAGTATGGTAGCGCGTTGGATCGTTCTTGGCAACCAATGCCATGATATAATTTCTAGGTTTCATAACTCCTCAAGTTTTGGTGGTAGTTAGTAGCAGAGCTTGGTAGATTGCCACCTATCAAGCTCTTCCGAACCGGGTTTTGCTCCTACAAGCTACTTACCAGCTGCTTCTCGGATTCATTCAGTCAGGTGCCTTTGTTGTCACTGACCAAATGCAAGGCTCGTCAAAGGCGACATGTTTTGGAGGATGTCATCGAGCCGGGGTGATGTACGAGTATCGATCTCGCCAAGGACTGATTCACAGTCAGCCGGGTTCTCCTGCTCCCTCACACCACCATAGTTATCTACCAGTCCAGTTATCAAATGCGCCAGCTTCTCTTGCGTGGCGCATACTATCCACTAAAAACAACCAAGCTTTATATGGCATATTCCCTCTTGTTAAATTACACCTAATGCAAGCTGGTACCACGTTTGATTGCAGATGCCCAACTGTGTTATCAATTCGGTCTAATGTCATTCGAATAGATGCTTCGCCACAATAAGAGCATCCTTTAGATATCTCAAGATCTATAAACTCTCTAGTTAGATTGTTAGACAAACCTTTCTTTTTATCTGACCTTCTAGAATCTTCCAGAATCCATCTTCCAATTTTCAAACCCAAACCGCGTTCATCTATCTTAATATATGTTTTCTCACGTGCTTGTTTGCACTTATTGCACACATGCCTGTGACAGGATTTATTGGGGATCTTTTGAAAGTTTTGTATCGGTCTTGGGTTTCTGCATATCTTGCATATTCTTTCCTCGTCCATCACGATACTATATCAACAAAAAATTCCGCGCACCTGAGTAACAAACCGATGATTGCAGTTTTTCAACTTGGTTCCGATTACCAATGCCTGTTCCAATTCGGCTACATCCCCGTTGTTTTGCGCCAAAGCGCGGTGGGGATGAGAGGACTCGAACCTCTATATAGTTTTGCGTGTAAGGTCTGCTTGATAGATGCGCGTAGTGTTACCGGAGGGAGTCGAACCCTCATGCCTTGCGGCGGCAATTTTTAAGACTGCTATGTCTGCCTGTTCCATCACAGTAACATTTATTGAGTTTTCGGAGCCGGTGCTGGTACTGGAGTTCGTACCGTAATCGGCTTCTGCCTCTTCTTCATTTCTCCGAGAGGTAGCGGATCAGAAACTACATTTACCATTGTCGCTCCAGGTTCTGCCCCTGGTACTTTTACACCAGCCTTCGGGAGAACGCCAGCTAAATATCCAGAAAGTTGAGCTACCGTTTCGCGCAGCTCCGAATTCAATCTACCAACATCGTGAGCATAGGTATTGATTTCCTCAATCCTCGCCGCCGTCCTCGCGAACGTTTCCGTCTGTGTTTTGAAATCCCTCTTCATCTGCATATAATCTGAGGCCAAGGAAAAGATCAATGGAACCAGCGAAAGTAGCAAGGTAAGTGGGATGGTGAATTTCCAGTGCTTCCCTCGAACGGTAACTCCAGTAGGGGAAATCGAAAGAGGCTTACCATCTGGAGTTGTTGCCACAGCCGCCACAAGAGGTGCAGCCGGAACGATTTGGGCAGGGACCGCTTTCATGGTCTCTAATTCACTCTGTAAAATGATGCTCTTTCTCTCTTCCGCGTCAGCCCTTTTCGCCTCTTCATCGGCGAGTTGCATTGCTGCGCGAGCCCTTGCTTCTGCTGCATCTAAAGCAGAAACCGCCGCTAAGTCATCGTGACTCTTACGGGCTGGCCATACTGGCCTTGGTGGAGGTTTGATTGGAGGACCCATATATAGATGCTAAGAAAGTGACGTATTAGTCTAGGTGATCTGAATCGAACAGACGATTTCCAGTTCCCGAAACTGGCCGATTACCACTATCGTACACCTAGTTGGAATTTCTTTGATAGGTTCTTTCCGCGTGACAATTAGCACAAACAACGTCACATTTTACAATCTCTTCTTTCATTTTCCTCCATCCAACATTTCCAATTTGTTCGGAAATAGTAAAATTCTTATCTGAGGTATGGTCGAACTGCATAACGTATGGAGGATACACAACACTACAATCTTTACATGGTACAGATTTAATTTTTGCCAGCAATTCTCTTTGGGTTTTTCTTTGCTGTACCGTGCGCTTCTTTGCTTTGGCAACATATAAATCTTTGTTTCTTTGGTAATGTTTCTTATTATATTGATTATGACAAGACTTACAAACACCATGACTTTTACCATTGGTTCTTTGAGAAAACTCAGAAGACGACTTTTCTTTATTGCAAGTTGAGCATTTTTTTATATCCATACACTGACTCGAAAATATGCCCAGTTTAGAGTCAATTGGTCAGTGTGAGAAGATTCGAACTTCTAACCTCCTGGATCCAAACCAGTCTACCAGATTGATTTTACACACTGGTCGGAGTGGTGAGAATCGAACTCACCTGATGTCTTGATCCCAAATCAAGCGGCCCGCCTTGAGCCCGCACTCCGATAGGCCTCGAATGATCTGGCGGTCAACAGAGACCGTTACGCAAGCCCGAAAGCTTCACGGCGTATCTCAATTGCATTGTCAGATCATTCGTCGCCAGGCTCCAGGAGTAGGATTCGAACCCACGATGCTTTCGCGCTTGGTTAACAGCCAAGTACCTTTCCGCTCGGTCATCCTGGAATAATTTCTTAATTCTTTTGTGAATTGCGGCATCTGAGCAGCCTAATTCATCTGCCAGTTGCACTACTGATTTGGTGCTAAGCTCTAATTTCAAATCAACTGAATCCCAATCAACTTTATACTGTCGTTTAGCAGCACAACTAAGTGAACACGTAATCTTGAATGTTGGTTTTAATTTATCGCATATTGGGCAATTATCTAACGATAATCCATTCTCTATGTTTTTATATTGAGAAAATGACTCATTGAAAGATGCGGCGTCCTGTGGTACATTTGTAATTCCATCATGAATTTCAGAATGGCAATTGTGGCAAACTAGAACACATTTCCTTAATTCTTTAACTATATTTTCCCATGATGTTGCATTAGCCCTAATTGCTCCAAGTGATATATCTTTTTTCGAAGGATCTAGATGATGAAGGGCCATTGCGCGATAACACTTATGATATCCGCAGCAGACACAAACACCACCCATTGATTCTACAATTCTATTTTTAGTTGTACGCCTCCATTTCTTTACGCCCTCAGAACTTTTACTCATACCAATAAATCAATTGGTTTTGAGTTCTCGACACTATTAGTGGAGTATATAGGATTCGAACCTATTAGGCTTTTGACGACTGTTTTACAGACAGCTCCGACCCTCCAACTTCGGCGATACTCCATTGGTTTCCCGCTGCTCTTACAAGCTACGTCTGCGGGCATGACGGTGGTGACTGGTGGATTCGAACCACTCCTCCGTTAAGAAACTGGTTTACAGCCAGCTGCGATGCCTTATCGCTAATCAGCCACCAAGAAGTACTCAATTGTCAATGAACAATGAAAATGATAACCATCTTCATCATTGGTTGGGTATGCGGGATTCGAACCCACCTCAACTCACCAGAACCCATGGAAATTTGTGCTATTAAACGACCGAAGCCGGCGTTGCTTTCGCTCTGCCGGCTTCCTTTGACTTCTATGTGCTATTGCATCAAGTCTTAGTACTGCGGCAGAGATCCTTTTCAGGTAGATTATAAAAGCGATTTTGCAACCACTCTGGGCGGAGACAAACCACTACATCAACCTGTATCAGGCTAATGAGTTGATGGTTTTTATGCTTGAGAGTAGTCACTGAATTATCCTATTATCTAGGCTTTTTATCGCCGCGTTATCTATCTGCTGAATTATGCCCTGAAGTTTGGCTTTCTCGACCACGATTTATTTGGGCACATTCAATTAGAACTAATGAAACTTAGTGAGCAGCAAACCCGGGTGGCTCCAGACGGTTCGATGCTCGGAGATCGTAGGGTGCATCAAACGCAAAACGATGTCAAGGAACTTTTTCATTCCCTAACATCGTTTGTTCAGCCGGTCTAATTACAGTACTACTTCACAAATGTAGGCACCACTTCGGGTTTCCTTGCCGCGTTGAGAATTCGTGCACACTCCACCGCATCCTCTGGATCGTGGAAGACCAAGTTCGCTTGTATGGGTGTGCTGCCATCTCGATACGTTAAGACGGAACAGATGCGTCCTTGCGCAATGGCGTTCTCTACAAGCTTCTTTGGTCCCACCAGATCACTTGGACCATCGATAGTAGAACCACACCCAAGGCACTTCTTGTAGTGAGATTGGTTGACAGCACCGCAATGGCATCTAATTGTACTCATTAGAAATTATGCACGAATGTCAATCGACCTTCGGCAGCTCCATTGTTCATTTCACGCACGCGATGACTCATCTCGTAGCCGAGGAACAACCCAAGTGAGTTACCAGCCCCAAACGCCAACTCAACGTGGCCGCCGAGCGGTGCTGCGGTTGTCCCCTTCACGCCGTAGCCTTGCGTGTTGAGGTTGTACATGAACTCCATCTGCGGCCCCACGCTGAGGAACTTAGTGGCCTTGTACAGCACCCAGTTGCGCGTATGGATGTAGTCGCTGTAGACGGGGTTGTGGAAGGGCGAATACAGAATAGTCCACCACCATGACTCAAAGTAGATCTTGTCGAGGTTGATGATGGTGTAGAGCTGCGGAGCATTGATTGCCACAGCACGCTTCGCTGCCCAATCAAAAGCAATGCCAGCCATCGGAGTTACCGTGAGCGGGCCGAGAGTGAGGGCGGGTCCGAGGTCGAACTCGCCCCACCATGAATTGACGAGCTTGGGAGCGCCGGTTGGATCAACGCTCATACCTGGGTAGTTCTCGGGGATGAAGACGTCAGCGGAGATGCCCAGGGCTTTCGTCAAAGGATAAGTTGCGCCAGCCCAGAGTTGCGTGCCGAGCATGTAATCCTGATCGAAACGGAAGTAGCTCGGGATCGGTTGTTCTGCTGGCGGAGGTTCTGCGGCAGCGGCGATACATGAGAGGAGTGTTGTTATCAGAAAGATTTGAGTTTTCATATTAATACGATATCTGTGCGCAGAGGTACAATTTGATAGGTTTGTCAATACCGAGGCCGCCCATTACAGCCTCTAGCAATTCGGTAGCGTCTTTGATCTGCTCAAGGCTAATGCCTGCCGGCAGCGCCATATCACGCGGCCTCGAACAATTGAACCCGATCAGTTTGAATCCGAGTGCGAAGATGGATAAATTCCCGTCATCTTCGCATCCATTGTATTGCAAAGGATCGACTCGATGAAGTTGGCAATCCCTCTCATTGGGGCAGCTGATCCATCGAGTGAATAGAGAGTCTGCGTCGTAACGAACTGACGCTGCGTATTTCGTGAACGCCTCAGTGAAAGATCGTCCCATGGTTTCTTGAAGACGGCTTCCGCAAATTCCGCAGAACGAAGCAGAAGAATGGGCCTCGATCACGTGCTGCTGTGGACACTTCTTCCACCCTTGCGGCACCTCGGTCATTACCTCTCCCGGTTCGAAGAGAAAGCCAATGACGAGCTTGGTTGTAATGTCTACTCCCATTTAATCACCAATACTTTATGACGAAGTGGATGATGGTATAGATGATTGTGATCGCCAAACCATAAAATCCAATTGTTGTTGACCACATCTTTAGCTGGAGGGTCAATCTTCCAGGAACATGTTCGCGATACTGAATACGGTTGAAGTTCTTATCTTTGCTACTTCTGGTGTTGGTGATGAGTTCGTGGGGACTGATAGTTTGAAGAACCTACCGTCTTCATTTTGTTTTGCAGCGGCCCTTGCTTCGTCCCTTGCAGCGGTACAATTTGGGCAATCACACTCTGGCGCGTCTGGGTCTTCTTCTTGTTCTGCTTGTATGTCCTGAATGAGTTTCAGCATTAGCATCCGCAGAATCGGCGGAGGTATCATCTCAAATGGATTCACATCTCCTCACAGTGACATCATGAAGTCTTCGATTTCCTGCACCATGTGAATGAATGCAGATTCGCGCTTCATCTGTCGATTGCGGACTAGGGGTAGTGGTGAAACAAACTCCTTGATGATGTTGCTTGGGCTTCCGCCCATAACATAGATTCGATCTCCAAGATAGACTGCTTCATCGATTGCGTGAGTGACCATGATGATGGTTGGTTCGATGCTCGTCCAGATCTCGGCGAGCAAGTCTTGCATCTTGCCACGAGTCTCGATGTCGAGAGCGCCGAATGGTTCATCCATCAACAGGATCTTGCTGTCATACGCCAAGCTGCGAGCAATTGCAACACGCTGCAGCTGACCGCCTGAGAGCGTTGGGGCTTTGGCGAACTTGTGCTCGTGCCCTTTCAGCCCAACTTTCTCGATCATCTCCATCGCCTTGGCTTCGCGCTGCTTCTTGGGGACGCCGCGATACTCCAACCCAAGCGCTACGTTCTGCAAGACGGTGTAGTGCTCGAATGATGAGTAGGCTTGGAACACCATGCCAACGAAGTCCGAAGCAAGTCGAGGACGGCCGGAAATCAAAACCTCGCCAGAAGACGGAGTTTGGAGCCCGCTCAGATAGCGAAGGATGTGACTCTTGCCGCAACCAGACGACCCGAGAATGACAACAAACTCACCTTTTCCTGGTAAATCCTCAATGAGAAGATTCAGGTCTTCGATGACAACATGTTCCTTACCACCAGTGTCTTTGTAGACTTGTCGAATGCCCTTCAGCTCCAGGATATCTGGAAGATCGGTATTCACCATTGGTACAACTTGAGCTGCCATGGATACCTCACGAATACTTGTGTGGATTGATGAGCATGTCCAGCCCAAGGAATATCTTATCTTGGACGTAACCAACCAAGATGATGACTGCCAGTAGTGCGAATGTCTTGTCGGTGCGCCCCGCTCGCGCTGAGCCATAGAGCAAACCGCCAATACCACCTGTGTTATTCATCATCTCAGCAACGATGATGTAGGTCCAGCTTATCGCAACTAGCACCTGAATGTCCAGCACAATACGACTTCGCACATGCGGAAAGAAGACTGTGCGGAACATCTGGAACTTCGTTGCGCCCAAGGTAAAGGCAGTCTGTTGATACAGCACTGGAACTTCTCGCACTCGCTGAACAACCACCGGCAGCAAGTAGACACTGATCCCAAAGGCGAGGAACTGGATCTTCATCATGTTTTCGATTCCGAACCACACCATAAAAAGCCCGGTCAAGGCCGTTAGTGGAAGGTACCGAATCGAGTCAACTGGCTTGCTGAACATCCCGTGTGGTATCGGGAACATCCCAATCCCGAACCCGAGAGGCAGGCAGATCGCAACCGCCTCCAAGTAGCCCATGAGATTAAGGAAGCACGAATACAGGAGGTTCCGAACCATGGCATCTTTGAAGTGCAGATCCGGAATGGTTTGAATTACCGCCAATGGTGACGGTAGGATGCGCGGACCGACCAAGCCAGTTGCGCAGATACCAGCCCAAAGAGACAGCAAAGCGAGGATGCCAGCAACTTGTAACGCCGTTGACATCCTCGGACTTGGCGTCCCTCGTATTTCCATGAGGGATGACATGGTTCTAGTTTTCTAGGATCTGGAAATCGGTTCTTCGGTTCTTGGATAAGCACGCTGGTGTATCTTCAGAGCAGAGCGGGTTGCTGGGGCCAACGCCATCGCCATTTGGAGGAGAGAATCGGTTGCGGTCGAAGCCATGCTGAGTGACAAGGTAGTCCACAACCGCTTTTGCACGTTCTTTGCTGATGCGCGTATTGGTCGCAGGGTTTCCTGTGTTGTCGGTGTTCCCGATGATGCGAATGTGCTGACTTGGAAAGGCCTTAGCCGCATCGATGAACAGCATGTCGATGATGCCCCGAGCGTTCTCATCCAACACTGAACTACCACTTGCAAAGCTCACCTTGACTGGCTTGCTGGCAATCGCCTTGGATTGTGCGACAGCGGCAGTGGGGGCTGTGAACGTAGCCTTCTGCTCAGCAACGCCACCTTGAGCCGCATCGAGACCTAGGCCTTTGATGAACTCCAGATCAACGATCTTTTCCCAAGGAAGGGGGTTTGACGCGAGATTGAGTTTCCCGTAAACGGTAGTCATCTTCTCGTAGAGTTGCTTACCAGTCACGCCTGTGTAGTTTGGCGCGAGCCCGAAGAACTCCAAGTTGTCGCCATAGGTTGCTAGTCGAGTGTTGTTAATGGCGCGCAACGCGAACTCAGGATCTACACCAGTCAGACTCTGTTGCAAGATCTGTGCAGCCTGAGCTTTGGCGGCTGGGCTATCATTGATCTCCTTGGCACCCTGCAACCAACCACGCACCAACTTGACGAAATCACCCTTACGCGCTTGGTAGACATTCTCCTTGACGAAGAAGCCATCAGCGATGATATGTGTGGCCTTCTTGGTATTGATGAGCACCGAGGAGCCCTTGACTGCATTGATACAACCATCGTCATCCGGAGACCAGACAACTGCCGCATCGACGTTGTTTGACTTGAATGCTGTCGCCGCATCGATAGCGCTGTTCTGCTTGACGATGGTAACATCCATCATGCTGAGCCCTCCCATATCCAACATCCACAGCAAGAATGTGTGGCTTGGTGTGGCTTCGGCAACTGCAATCTTCTTTCCAGCAAGATCTGTTACGGACTTAATGCCGGATCGAACAACGATAGAATCACCACCGCGAGACCAATCAGCCTGGAAGAGGAACCTTACTCCACCTTCGATGCCACCAGACTCTGTGGGGAATGAGTCGATGGTAGACCACATAGCATCCATTTTGCCACCACGGAATGCGGCGCGCGACGCGGCGAAGTCATCCATGACAGTGAAGTTCACGCAGATACCGTCTTTGTGGTAACGCGAATTGGAGTTGTCTTTGAAGCCTTGGTTCCAGAATTGGCCGCCGACATATCCACCCCAAGTTACGACACCGATTTCGAGGCACTTGTTAGACGGAGCCGCATTGCCATCAGAGAGTTCGCCAGAGCCCTTTGCCATGAGACCCGTAACATCGCCAGCCTGCTGCCCTTTGGGGATGATCTTGTCCCGGTAATGGAAGGTTGCGAGGAGTCCGCCGACTACGGCTACTAGAATAACTACTTTGCCTGCTGGTTGAATTCCCATTAGATTGTCCTATCGATAAGTTGTTGTGTATTGGTTTATTGGGTTGAATTGGTTACTACTTGTTGAAGATTTTAGAGAATGAACTTGTGTGAGCGACGTTCTGCGCCATCTCGTCAGCTTCGAGTTCTTCGAGTTCTGCGGTTGATGGAGATGTGGCACTCTCTGCAATGCGCACGCGGCCCGCCTGGAGTGCGCCTGCTTCATAACTGAGAACACCATCTTTCTTCCAGTTCGCCAATAGCTCCAGCCCTTGGTCGTTAAGCACATCGCTCTTAAGATCCATGGTCTTCAACGAGCCTTCGGCTTGCTTCATGAAACGATCCATCTCCCCCAGCTTCATACCAACCTGATCAGTTACGTACTGGCAAGTCTGATCGAACAGGGCCTTAGCTTCGTCGCCGTTGATGAGTTCGGAAGCACCCTTCATTGCTCGGTAGGATTCCTTGACGGCTTGGTACTCGTCAACCAGCATGGTAACTTGGTTGTCGGTGTCCAGATACAGGATGTCGAGGCGCTTCTCCATTTCTTCGAGAATCTCAAGCGTCTGCTTCATCTTATTAAGGCTGACCTGACGCCGTTTAATGAATTCCACTTCGCGTGCAGCAAAAGTTGCCTGTAAATTGGCTGTTGCCGTATCCCCACGTTTTTCGGCAGCTGCGGCTGTACGCATGTAACCTTGAGCGCCCTCAACCTTTTCTTTGCGCTGAGAAATGTCGCGCTCGACTTTCCCAACCTGTGCGGAAAGTGATGTGACGTAGCCGCCGATCTTCTTCATCTTCTTCCGCATTTGCACAAGGTAGTTTTTGAGAATACCAATGGCATCAATGGCGATGAAGATACTGGTAACTAGACGCGCAAGAGACTGGAATGCCGTGCCGCACATGAATCGAAATCGCTCGTTCATCAGCAGGGCAGTTATTGAGCCAATGGTTCCAAGAAGGAAACCGAAATAGAGAGTGTTTTCAGCAAGCTTGATGAGTTGATCTAAATGGCTAAGGATTGCCATTCCGCCAACCACAGCGGCGGTACCTATCAAAATCATCCCGCCGGTACCTTCGGGCTTCTCCCAGAAACTCTTGATTTTAGATGTGTCCATGTTTACTTACTGTATGTAGGTATTGATCTTGTTACGATCAGAGTTGAGTCTTTCGACAATGGCAAGTTGTGTTGCTTCGAACGCAGAAGTCTTGTTCTTGATGTCTAGGTCAGCTTGTGCCTTCTCCATTCGAAGTTGGTCCTGTTGCCTTCTACGCTCACCAATTGCTGCTGTCAATTTCTGGATTTGGGCGGCATCTTGCTCGTTCAGCTTATCGAGGTCGGAGATGGTTTGGTCCTTGCCACTGATATCTGTTGCAGCTAGGCCTGCCACGTAGTTGTGGAATTCATGACCTTTAGTGGCGATGACCTTGAGGTAGTAGTCAATGGCCTCTAGCAGCTGTGGCTTGGTGACCTTGGCGATTTGAGCGGAAGCAAACGCTGCCTGGAATAGCTTCGGCTCTGGAAGCCCGATGTTGGCCATGTTGGCAAGGACGTCGCGGAACTCGATATAGTCGAATCCTGGGATGTTTGCCTCCAAGATCGCATCTTCGAGGATCTTGGCCATTTCCGGATCTATTTGGCCCGGAAGTGGCGGAGCGACACGGGCCACTGGGGTAGCTGCAACCGTGGTCACTGGTTTTGACGCTGATGCTTTTGGAGCGGCAGGCGCTTCTGGTACTTCTGGATCGGTCGGTGTTCCATCTGGTTTGTAGAAAAGACTAGTGAATTTGCCTAACACTTACAGTCTCCTTGTACATTGTCCTTAGTAGCAGAATGAAATATTGGTTGACGATATCAGTTTGCTTAGCTCATGTCAATGAATTTGGGGGCCAGCCAGTTTCCAGTAGGGCTGGAACCAAATAAGACATTGCTAATTAGTCTGTGGTAATTAGACGGCTGATTTTTTTGCGTGGAGGAGGGGGCGGATAATTCTTCCGTCCGGCCATCACTGGTGGGGTCTCAACCATCTGAAAGACCCCGTGGCTGATGTCAACGACGAACTGACACTGTACAGGGGTTTCCGGGCCTAGCGTTGGCTCTCTCACTATAGAGAGGGCCTCTTCGCCGGTAGTGCCAAGCCGAACAAGCACTGAGGCCAGAGCTAGTGCGGTGCGACCCTTTCCGGTATGACAGTGAACAAAGACCTTCTTGCCGTCCTTAAGTGCGGCGATGATTGTGTCAGCATCGCGGCAGAAAGCCTCTGCATCGTTCGGAGTGCCAAAGTCATCGATTGGAGAGTGAAGTTCCTTGGCGGGTCCTATGTCTCCGTGCGCATCTTCGAGCAAGTTCCAGATGATATTGATCCCCTGACGTTCGCATTCACTGGTAAAGAAGCCGAGTTCCCACTTATGCCATTGTCGTCCAAAAAGTATCGCGCTGTATTGAGTCTTGATTTCGCCCTTGAAGATTGGGTACGCCGTCATGATGATGTCTTCAGGACTCATGTCGGTGTTAGTGGTCATTTGGGTGTTGGCTTAGGAGGGGGTGGGGGAGTTTTCTTGCTTACAGAACTGATAGTAGGGGAATCATCAGGAACTGTCAAGTAGTTGGCAAGTTCTCTCTGTCGTTTTGTCTTATTCAAGAGTTCTAGTGCTGCATTATACTCATCGCCCTCTTCGACTGGGCGATTTAGGTATTGCTGATATTGCCACTGTTCATTAGTCGGGTGGCCGGGTTGGGCTACAGAACCCGACTCTGGATGAACCTGGTGCATGGCCAAATACCGTTTGTACCAATCACGATACTCCTTCGGCATGCGAACAAGGTGCTGTTGCATGAGCAAGGCTGTTGGGCGGCTGCCTTCCATCTTGGAGATATCGCGCAACCGAAGCAGCTCTTGATAGCGTTGCTGAGCATCTGGATTGACCGATCCCATTTCACGCTGCACCAACTTCTCCATCAATGAACCGGTGTTGTGAGCAAGCTGATCGATAGTGTCTAGATACGTAGAGAGGTGGAGCGCATCGTTTGGGCTTCTGGACTCTTCTACTTTCTGGATTAGCCGCTCCAGATGCAGGAGGTGTTTGGAAATGCTTGACCACGCTTTATTACCAGTGGCTGTTCTGAACTCTGAGAGAAAACCAGTGACAGCCATCTCAAGGCCTTTGGTGTATTCTCCATCAGCTACCGCTCGTTGTATCTCTTTCTTGAGCGGTTCGTTGGTGCTGCAATCAAACTCATAAGCAACCGCCTTTGTTCCAAGTTCAAAAATCTCTTTTGCTCCTGGTATCAAATCGAATGCCATGAATTTTTGTATATTTTCCACTTCCTGCGAACTATGTATATCTTGAATAAGAGTAGGAATCAAAGCATGGAAAATTCGGAGAGCCATGTTCTCTCGAAGATCTGCAAAGGCGTATAGGGAATACGCCGTAGCCAGCTTCAGGATCTTGTTGAATTTAACCATATATTATCTACCTAACTATTACCATGGCATATGGGTATGGGATCGATCGCATTACCCGGCGCAATAGTTATGGTCAACAACGATCTATCATCAAGTGTGCAAAATCGCCTACAAATTCAATTGCATATTGATGAGACAATCACCGGTCAAGAATTAGACCTCCGAATTGCTGCCGATCCAAACTATCCCCAAAGCATTCGAGCCATGCGTCAGCGGGTACTAGTAATGAGAGATTTTAGAGAAACCGCCAATCGCACCGTAATGGACGTTGTCATATTTGTGCGTGAGAGTATGGTATATGTTGAGTGCAATTGTTTCGGGCCAACTGGGAAAACTTTTGTGCTGAAGGATATTTACTGGGGGCAATTGGGAATCTATGAAACCAATCTCGACCGCACCTGCCAAACTGATGGGTGCGAATGTACGTCTCCGGTTGTGAATTGTGGATGTCGGACTCCAGTTTGCGATGGATATGGAAGGTCACCTTACTATCCGGCGCGATTTGACCCGAAGTACCCAGCCGAGAATCATTGGTACAATCAGGTTCGAGAATCCCATGTGTTCAGTAGTACTGGGTGCTGCGGGCAAACCACGGACCGCGTATTATGTAGGCAATATTGGTGTGATACGCATGGGAATGTGATCCCCCAAGTTGACTGCCGATTGGTAAAGCAATAATCAATATCTGGTAGCTTCCTTAAGAAATCTACTTGATAACAACTCAAGTTGTGAAGTTTTATTAATTGTAAATGGGAAATTTACAAATAACTTTGTATCTGTTGTATCTCCGCAATACAAAGATAACTGAGAAATAGTAAATTCAACCTTTGGAAATTTAGTATTCTTTGGAGGTTTATCTTTTGAGAATCCTAATGTAATATGTGGTTTATACTCTGGAAATTTTTTGTCGTACTTTATTTTATCCCCATCAAATGCATGACGTATTTTATTTCTAAGGCTCATCAGCTCTTTGGATTTAACTGGGCATATAACCGGGTACACATCATCAGATTCAAAGAATGAATATTCAGAAACATATGCTGTAAGGGGTCTAAGATCTTCTGTGATATTGAATATGATGGGAATAATTTTCAATATTCTAGATATTGGTAAGTCATCACCGAAATAGAATAGGGTTATATGATTCGAGGGGTCTCTTTCCATATCCAGGTCAAATTCTTGGAAGAGTCTTGAAATATCTGGTTGAATCGGTATCGCTAACATTGCCATATACGTGATTCGGCAAAATTAGTAGTGGAAAACCAAGCAATAGTTTAGCATATTCCTGGAGGAAGTATGAATAAGCCCCAGGTATTTACCTTATTGGATTTTGTTACATTTGGAATGCTTGCTGTAATCGCAATTGTAGCTGACGTGGCTACATGGATGTCAGATACGCAGTTCCAGGCGAAAGCATTGATGACAACTGTATGCGTTGCCTTTGCGGCGATCTATGCGGTAGTGCTATTTATGCGCAAGAAGACGATTGATTCTTGTGACTTCATTACAGATGGTGGCTGGGGTGTTAGAAACCATTCCACAACTCATATTACCAAAGAAGAGATAGAAGTTGAAATCCAGCGGGCCAAGGATTTATGGGCTCCAGTCATTCATTGGGACGATGCGGTTGATGCGGTCCTCAAGAAGAACTACATGATTGTATTCGAGGATGGAGTTGGGACTGATCCTTGTACTGGTAAACGAATTGCGGGTATTACGATTGCGAGTAGGTTCTCGGCATTCGATGGTCAAATCATTGTTTACAAGATGGATACACTTACCCTGAAGGCCTCGGCTCTAATACATGAAATTGGACATTTGATATACTTTGGTAAGTTTGGTATCCTGGATAATGAAATTACACACAAGTACATGGCAGATCATATGCTATCATGATTGTTTTGATTACAATGTTGTTGTCTCAAGAACCATTGTTTGAAATGTATCATTATTGAGGGGAATGATTTGGTGACATCAATTGTCAAAGAATTACCAATTGGTGCTATAGTAGCTGATTCTGGAGCTATCGTTCATTTTAATATCCGTCTTTGAACCAACCGCTTCCTTTTAGTTGAAAGCCCTGCCCACCGGAAACCAATCGCTTTGCAGTTTCTTGGCCACACTTAGGGCAAATTTTTTCGGCATCTTCGGTTATCTTAGACTCCTTTTCCCATTCATTATTACAATCGTGATTCACACAACAATATTCGTAAGTTGGCATACTTCCTCAATTACAACCAATATATCAACATATTGGTATGGCCGTTCAAAAAAAACTAATTTATGGCATATTGGATGATGTGTTTTCCGAAGCCGTTCTAAAATCAAAATCTTGGGTTGATGTATGTGATCGACTTAAAGTTAATAGTGAAAACAGAAAATGGGCAAAGAAGCGTGCGGTTGAGCTGGGTCTTGACTATAAGCATTTTGGTTTTGTTGAATTACATAAAAAAGAACTAGAAAAAATAGTAATGTCTTCTAATTCATATTTAGAAGTTCAGAACCAAATATCAAAAAGTGCCAAATATACTCGTAAGCTTATCAAAGATAACAATATATCAACAAAGCACTTCCCAAGAATTAAGTCACGAAGAACTAAGGAAAATATTAGTGATGAGCGTATTATTAAGCTTGTAAACAAGCTTAATTCGGTAACTGCTATTTTGAATACACTTGGCTTGTGTGAGTCGAAGGAAAATTACCAGTGGATAAGAAATAAGTGCAAAGATCTTAAACTAAGAACAAAATTCAAAATTGACTGGGCTAATTGGGGTAAAGATAAAATACTAAGTTCTTTAGATAAATTAAAACATGTATCTACATCAATAACTAACAAATTGATAAAATGTGGGTTCAAGAAAAACGAATGTGAAATATGCGGCCAGAAGCCAATGCACCACAATAAGCCATTGATGCTGCAGTGTCATCATATAGACGGTCATAGGAATAATAATACTTTTGAAAACTTACAAATCCTTTGTCCAAATTGCCACACTCAAACTTACAATTACTCAAGGAGTAGAGTGTAATTATAGGTGCTTTACTGCCAAATCAGCAAGCGCACTTCGCTCTCCTTTTTCTAGTAAAATATGACCCACAATAGGATTATCACGAATGCTCTTTATCGCAGCAGTTAGTCCATTTGATTCTTTATTTACATATGGATTATCTATCTGTTCTATATCCCCAGTAAAAATTAGCTTTGTATTGTCACCACAACGGCTGATGATTGTCTTAATTTCGTGCTGAGAAAGAGATTGAGCCTCATCCAAAATCATTATTTGATTAATAATGCTTCTACCACGAATATATACCAAAGGTTCAATTTCAATTATGTTATCGTCAAATAATTTTTGGCAAGAGTCAATTTTATATTTTTTCCTAGCGCCACTTGACATTAGTATGTAGTCTATATTATCGTAAATAGGCTGCATAAAAGGCCTTAATTTTTCATCGGCCGTGCCAGGAAGGTATCCAATATCTTTACCCATCGGCATTACTGGTCGGGACACCAGAAGCTTGGTATATATATTGTTTTCGAAAATTGAATATAATGCTGCTGATACGCTCAATATTGACTTACCACTTCCAGCAGTTCCCATTAGCGTAACAAACTTTATACTATCATCTAGAAGCAGATCAAAAGCAAACTTTTGTTCAACATTTCGGGGTTTAAGTCCCATGATGTTGTTTGGAATATTGAGTTTTTTAACCAGCCTCTGTCCGTTTTCTAATTTAATTCTTCCCAGAGCTGTGGCCCCACTAATTTCATCTTTTAACAACACTGAAGCGTTTATAAAAAGGTCCTCAGATAACGGAATAGATCCAATAGCGTAGAATTCATCTAACGCTCCTTTGGTAACGATCACTTCTTTAACTTCATTCTCTAATGTGTTTACGTCAACAGATTGAGATTCATATGATGCGGTTTGTATGCCAATACTCTCTGCCCTAATTCTTAGGTTTACGTCCATAGTTACTAGAATTGTTTTAATTTCAGATGATTCTTGTAATTCTAACGAACATTGGAGAATTGCACTATCCATGCTTTTAGAATCTAAAGCAACATTAATAACTTTCCGCTCTTTAGGAACATAAATAGTCAATTTACCATCTTCTATATAAATCCCTTTAGATAAAGATCCTTGACAACGCAAATCATCTAGTATTCTGCAAGCCTCTCGTGAGTTTCTACCACGAATAGATGGCTCACTCTTAAGCTTATCAAGTTCTTCTAGTACATAAATCGGAATATATAGATTATTGTCCTCGAATTTGAAAATGGATTGCGGGTCATGAATCAGAACGTTAGTATCAAGAATGTAGTTTTTCTTCACCTAAACCTCTATGATATACAGATATATCCGCATCTTACAATTCTTTGGCATTGAAACATGGATATTCGAAAGTTAGCTATGTATGCTGGTGTGTTTCTTCGGCATGCTCAAGATAGTATCAATACTCCAAATGTAACCATTCAGCCTGGGCGTCCTGAAGCGAACTGTGCTTTGGAGATATTGAAGCTCTGGAAGCCTGATTACTTTGTAGGCGTCCGCAATATCGTTATTGGGCCATCAGCTAACTACGGTCATGTCGAATCTGGTGCTGGTAAAGATCCGGCCGTAATCTATTTGAACGCTGATCGAATTGTTTCCGAATCAGGTGGGCAACAAGGCGGACAAGCAGCGGCGCTTGCAACTGCCAAAGTCATTGCGCATGAGAAAGGCCACGTAGCGTCCTTCAATCCGCAACAAGGATTTGTTGGCGGAGAGACGCCTGCAGAAGGCCAAGAACAAGAGTTTGAGAATTGGTTAAATTCGGGCGGAATGAAACGGGTCGAGAGCCTACCATCCTATCAAGCTCTTGGTCACAAATGAAGAAGTTACTCGCCGCTCTGTTGCTACTCTGTTGCTCATGTACTTGCATGGCTAGTAATGGAGTTTCCCCAACTATTGCGATGGGTAAGTTGAGTTGTTTTGGAGGCACTTGTTGTTGGCCATACAAGCATCATCGAGAAGTGAGGAACTATCACTTCATGCTATGTGCCGATCAAACCCCGGATATTATCGGCATCACACCCAACCATACCTATGATAATAATGGTTACGATAGTTGGAGATTTTCGACGAAGGCGTACTTTTTACATCCATAGGACAATATGACTTTTTATGGGCAGTGGGACATACCAGTAGACCAAGTGCTGTACGAGAACTATTTCAAGACAACAAGAAATGGTTTCTTTATAGAGGCAGGGGCATCAGACGGCGTGCTTCTTTCTTGTTGTAAGTTTTTTGAAGATGAAATGGGATGGACCGGAATAAACTTCGAACCAGCAAATGATTACTATGCACGTTTGGCGCTTAATAGACCAAATTGTATCAATATCAACTCTGGTCTATCAGACAAGACAGAGGTACTAATGTTTCGTGACGTTATCTCACCAGGCTGCGCGGGAGTGGGTAACGGATCGTTTTCGCATAGTCAAGAACATATGAATGAGCTTGATAAATACGGATGTTCGTATAATGAATATGAAGTTAGTGTTGTGAGCTATTCGGATGCGATATCTCGGCACAACGTTCAAGTAGTAGATTTGATGTGTTTAGATGTAGAGGGCCACGAATTCAAGGTTCTGGATGGCATATCAACTTCAACCATACTCCCAAAGATAATGTGTATTGAATACAGTTACATTAGTATCTATGTTTTGATTGAGCGTATGAAGAAGCTAGGATATACATTCAACTTCATTAGTTTCAACAATGCGTATTTCAGTCTTGAGAAGATGAACCGAACAGATTGGTTCGGCAAGGGGTATGAGGAGTATTCGATAACACCAAGCGGCGGAACTCGCATCTCGCCATTCGAATACCCTTAAATGACTAAGAGACACAAAAGTGTCTCTTACATCTGATTCTGCGATTAGAAGATCGAAATCTGTCTATTACTTCAATGTCTGCAGGCGCGATAGACACTTGGGCGCAGCGCTCTTGCGCATGGGCCAGGTCACCAGCACGGTCTCAGAGTTGGGCTCCACTTCAGTCAAACCGGCATCGCGCACGAGGAAGACGTTGAGTTCGGAGATGATCTTCTCAAAGTCCTTCTTCTTGCCACCGAGCACCACCTTGCGGAAGCTGGTGTTCAACCACTCCTCAACGATCTCCATCACCCCAGCGTATTCGGGCTTGAGTGGGGTCATCTCCTCTATCGAATGCTTCAGAAGCATTTGGTACCGCAACACGAACATCTCAGCGCCGTGGCCTATCTGAGCCCCAATCTTCCCAGCGCTCATTGGGATGTCAGTTCTTACGATGAAGTACTGAACGATTGGATCTCCTTGTTCAGCCCTAACTTGCGCCAAGCGTTCATCGTCAAAAGGATTTGGTTCGATTGGCATGGCTACTCTATCGCAACGTTACGGAAGATTGCAAGGCCATTGGAGTGCTCAATATACGTGGCAGCAACAATCAGGGCAGGATTGATTGTTCGAAGCCAATTCGCAGCTCTTTGGAGATCGTTGTTTTGGCGATCAATAATGCTTTGTGATGGCATTCCATTTAGGGCATTTTTGTAGAAGCCACAACCTGCGTGAGCTAGCAACCAGATCTTCTTAATCCCATGTCCTTTGACTAGGAATGAAGTGCCATTCTTACAAGCTTCAGACTGCAGTATGGATGCGCTGGCCATGTCGAGCAGAGCTGGGCCGCCAGGCATGGCCATGACGTCGTAGCGCTCGATTCCGTTGCTGCGCATGAGTTCGGCTACGATGGGGGTGTACCGGCCATCACTGCACTGAATGACCAAAGCCTCGGGATGGGTGTCGTCGAACTTCATGGCCTCCGGTCCTTTCGAGATCAGCCCTTGTGAAGTTTTCAACACCTTATCAGCAGCCTCTGCCACGGAGAGAACGGATTCGGTCACTGAAGTTGTAACAGATCTAGGATCGCTACTACTAATTCTCGGTCTACCATAACGATCTTTCTGAATTCCCATGTCACAATTCCCTTATGGTGGCGGTAATGGTAGTGTTGGAGATTCGCAAGCCTTATTCCGCATCAATTACCAGCAGCTACCAACTCGTTCGCTCGACTGGCTTTTTCTTCAGCTCTCTTTTCTTTTCTCAGGGCCTTTTTAACCCTAGATCCAAAGTCAGAAGAGATTGATGTGTACAAGCCTCGTCTATAAGGAGTCTTACCGTTATTAGCACTTTCACAGGTACTCCCAGTTCCATACGCAGAGAACATTTCGAAGACCCAATCATGCTTAAGTGTAGGAGTTTTGGAAGCCTGCCACGAGCACATGTTTCTTGATCGAGAGAACATATCCATGCCAAAGCTAAAGCAATTCTCTAGCGCCTCTTCACTGGTACCAAGAAACGTTTCGGGATCGATTTTAAACTTAGCAAGAACCAACGGATGAATCTGCACAAGGCAAACCTCACCTCCAGGACCTCTTCCTTGACCACCAGCATCATCTGTTAGCGGGTCATTTTTCTTGGTATGTCCAGAACGTCCTCGGCCTACTTCGACGTCTTCTCGGAGTCCACTCTCAGCAATCATAGACGCGCTAACAACTGATACCAAATCAACGAATGTCCAGCCCCTAAACGCTTTGCTTCGAGTACAATCTGAAATTTTATTAAGGCTATCATCAAGACACAACTTCTTTTGTGCAGTCTTTATTATTGATCCTATTATCACCTCATATCTAGTTTTCCCTTCTTCTACAGATTCCTTTTTCACATAGGAATTATAGAAAGTAGACCATTTATATTCTGAACAAGAGTCGCCACATTCAACTGGAACAACAGAAAATGCGGAATGGCCAGGTGGGGCTACTACTAGAATGGTTTGCAATAACAATATCTGTAGATTCATTTAATTTCCGTTTCAATAGAGTCCTAGCGTACTAGGCAATTAAATAGCTGAATAGTCACCTGCAAATTGATGTTCTACAAACTTTTTCGGAATCCCTCCTTTATGAAGATGTCATCGATAATGCAAGTGACGATAGCTACCACAACGAGACTGCCGACAAGCAAGTATCAAGGCCACATTTCACACCCCTTTGGCCAATCGGCGGAGCCACGATAACATAGGATTCAAGAAGTGTCCAGTTAGTCGTATTTGGCAATCAACACAATTTCACTTGACATTGCCGCCCCAACATGATCCTACGTAAATTGGCGTACCAATCAGTGAATTTAGGTCTACTGGATGGCTGACCTGCTTCGGAATTTGTGGTCTGAAGGGCCCGGTGTACTGCATCTGATCTTGCTGGAAGCACGCATCACAACAATACACAGATTGCCCATCGGAAATTTCAAGTCCGCACACATGGCACTTAGATGTTTCTTGTAACATGTTTAGAGAGCGGAAAGAATGATTCCGATATTTGCCCAATCAACACTTTCTGTTTCAAGTAATTCTCTGATTATCTTCACTTCTCGATAAGTTCGTTCTGTATCTGCTGCAACGCCTTTCGCTTCGTTAGCTGTTGATCTGATCTTATCCATCTCTTCATCAGTCAACTCTACAGAGAATGCATGCGCAACATGGCAGGATAACGTACCACAAACCTGGCGCGTTCCGATAGGCTTAAATCGCTCTTCTAAAATCTGCAGGCCAGTTTCCTCAGAAACCTCTTCTACAGCCGTAATTTCTGCCGGCTTCTCTTTCTTACTTGAGCCGCCAGGAGTCTCGTGAATACAACCATCTTCAGTCCTAGCCGCCTGCCTGAACTCTTTGACGATGACAACTTCGGTATCCAATTTATCGTCACCAACTTTGCGATACAGAACAACTTGCGCTGTATCATTGCGACCAATCACCACTTCATTGGCCTTTTCTCTATCCTCATTCTCAACCCACATCTTTGCCTGAACCGCAAAGAGAGCTGGTGTTCGATTCGGAGGAAAAGAGAATTTCACCCGAGCATCAGTGATGTGATTACCGGCAGCCTTTTGTGACTCCAGCCAGTTTTGAAACGATGGATGCTTCCAGATGTAAAGAGGAACTGTAGCATCTCCATCGCTACGTTCCATACCATCACCAAGGGTTTCAACAGCCTCTCGAAGTACCGCTTCTAGGTTGTTATGAATATGGACTCTAAACTTCTCGGCGTAGCGATCAAGATACCGAATATGCTCGGCGTTCTCTGGGCGTCCGTAGAAGATCTTGCCCGAGTTGTACCACATTCCCCATTCTACATTGGTAGTTAGGGCTGGCATATCATGCATGTCGCGAGGAACCCAGAAGACAATCGCATCAGCGCGATTCATCCCCTCTTCTTCCCAATCGATCTGGTCTTCGTAGCCAGTGGCGGACCATTTCCCATCGCGCGGCTCTGGCACAAAGACATGGCCATCGAAGTTTTGAAGCAGGTGGAGGGCCGTAGAACGCCAGCCAACCATGCCCTTCAACACCTCATCCTTCCATGAGTTGCGGGCATCGACGACATCATCCTTCCAGCTAGGATTGCCGCGAGGAGTTGGCCCGCAGAGGAAGATGGTTTTGGTAACTGTTGTGGGGAATGGTTCTTTCGCGTATATAGCTTTCATTATTATCCTATCAGATGGTGATTAGAGATTCGTAGGCAAGCTGCTCAAATAAAGCAATGCGCTTACCATTCGAGTCCAATAATGAAACGCCAGCATTGAACCCAAGACGATCCGTCTCCTGAACCAAAGACCAATCAGGACGAGCGATGGTGAAGAGAGTCTCAACAACTCTATGGGCTTGTATATCCTTAATAGTATTATCCATCATCATCCTCATTATCCTCTTATAAGTCATCATCGTCATCTGCATAGCCGTATTGACTTCCTGATTGCTTTCTCCATACATGCTCTGGCGGCCTCAAAAGATTTTCAGATAGACCAAGAACAGTGTGGAGATTTGACAACCATTCAACTAGGCTCTCATAATTCGTAAGCATCTTTAGGCGGCGAGTAAAAGCTGCCTTCTTAGCCTTACTCACCGTTGGTAGTAACGACAATATAACTTCTGGTTGGGCTTGTGAAAGAGCTTTCAACCAAATGTCTGACTTGGAGCTATTGAGGAGCTTGGCCGCGATAGATGGATCAGTTTGCATCCTGATGAAGTTGGCATCTTCCTCGCTGAGAATAATCTCTGGGTTTGGGATTATTCTACCAAGCTTCATCCTCAAACCCTTGACCTTTACCTTTGGATGTTCGGAAAGGTACTTCACAACTTCATCAATGCACTTAGGGGCCTCGGCCTGTATGTTTTTTAGATCCTCTATCCTCAAATGAGTTAGGTGATTTATAGACTTGTTGGTGATTGGGGCATCAGTATCAAATAGATAGTAACCAGCGCCACGCAGATCGTGTTCTAGGAATTTGATAGTAGCTTTGTGTTGGTACTTGGCCCAAGCTAATACATCTACCCGTGTAGTTGTATGGGTCTTTATCTTGTGAAGCATGGGATCTTCACGATCATGCAGACACGCAAAGACGGCATCCTCAAACCTGCGATTGCGCTTGACCCAATCATCTATGTCATCTACTTCATCATCATTCTCTTCCCAAATGGTAACATCCATCAATCCCTTTTTCTGGATTGCGAATTTACGATGAGCAATTTTATCTAGAAGGACATAGAAGATATTGCCGCCAGCACTATAATCTTCCCAATAATCTTCATTCTCCATAGCAATGCACCACCTAGATGCTTTGCCATAGTACAACATCGCTGTCTTACTATTGATCCTGATTAGAGTGCAGGTATCGTCACTAAACACCTTAACGGCACCCATTTCCTTAGAGAAGATCTCAACTTGTCGCTTACTCAGCTCCAGGTCTTTGATTTCATTCTCTAGGGCTTTTAGATCTTTGTATTGGTAGATGTCTGATTCGCGCAAACGCTTTGAGTCTTTATGGAATGCGTTTACGGTGGAGCGAACATCTTCCTTGCTATACTTCTTTGCCAATTGTGCGGCAATCCACATAAGGTATTTGTTCTTATGTGTGGGGTCCGCGATCTCTAGCGCCAAACCGGCATATTCTGGGAAAGCCTTCTTTACTTCTTGAATCCTATTCATAACCACTTCCGGTTGGAGGGGCAATCATCCTCGGCGTGAGGACAAATTGAGTCAGCTCGATTAACGCCGCTCGGCGCAGCGCTCTCGACAGCAGACTTTATGAATAGATAACTTTGCCAGTCAGATCTACGACACAGTCTCCATCATTAAAGATGGCACAATGCTTGAAGCTATTGCGCGTGGTAACAATCCTACCCCATTCATTGCAGCGCATGTTTGAGCGTAGAATATCTTCCTTTGGATCGTTGCGCGCCTCCACCTCGGCTAAAGTCTCCACTACTCCATTGATGAAGTACATCTTGCTTTCGGCTTTGAGCTTAGGTTTTACTTCGAGCGATTCTCCTTCCCACGAGTTCACTGGTTCGGCTTCAATCATCGTTATGAACTTGAATCCGTATGGTTTGGCACCATGCCGCTCTGTGATATCCTCATACATTTTACAAGCTAGTGTTGGTGACCAGGCATCAATTTTCTTTTGCCTTTCTTCACTAACAAAGGATCCTGGACTTGAAAATATAACATAGTGAACTTCATGTGTGGTTATCATAATAGTATATTCTTTCAATAGAACAGAAGTGCCCAGGATTTGTCCTGGGCACTTATTACCTGCTTCGGCTACCGACGAATATTCCGTTCCGAATTCTTGCGGACCTCCTCAAGATTGTACTCCTTGAGGAACCTGCCATTTTCCCAAACATCAACCAACTCATCAATCTTCGTGTCTTCTTGTCGAACGGTTGCGAACGAACCATCGAGTCTGATCAGCGCCTGCCGACCAGCCTTCGAGCGCTTGCCTGGATCCGTGATTGGGTCCTTGCTGATAGCTACTCGTTGGCCGTTGATTGTAGCTTCCGAGCATTTGAGCGCGAATCTCTGCGTGTCACGATTGACCAATTGCAGAAGGCCTCCGCCCATTCCCAGATTGAGATTCGACATCGAGTAGTTGTGTCTAAGCACGACATCAATGATCTCAGGGATCGATTTGATGTTGATGCCATCACCTTGGATCAGTCTGAAGTATGGCGGCAACACTTTGTAGCCACGCATATTCTTTTCCATTCCCACCTTGCGTTCGAGAACCTGTAGGCTCTTCAACACAACCTCTGGCGGCTCCCCCGAGTCTGGGCGAATCACGAGTGTGCCACCGGTTGCTTTCACGACATCACGGAGATCGCCGCCCCAGCAGTTCTCAAGGATATCCCAGTAATCGAAGCTGTCCGAAACCGAGGCAGCTACTTTACCAGGAGCCGTGAGGAATTGCTTGACCATATTGGCGTGCGATTGGTATTCGCGTTCCCGGCCCCACATCGTATGAGTGCTGTGCTCGGCTGCTGGAATCGAGAACGCCGCCATCGGATGGTTGTAGTAATGGTTGGCATATCGAACACCCTCTATTGTATCACTACCATAGAAGTTTACGGTATGAGCCATTCCACCAATGCCAGCCGATTCTCTCGAACTGACACCGCGCGAACCGAAATCATGGAGCTTGAAATAAATCTCACCCCAAGGATCGTTTGCACTTGTCTGTAGAGCTTCAAGAATCATCTTCTTGCAGTAGAACGACAAGGTCGCAACCGTTGTTGGATACCACAATCTAACGAGCTGAGTTTCCAACCACGAGACTGCCCAGAACGTATCCGGATCAGTACTCTCAATTGACATCAGGACGTTGTGTGTTGGTACTTCGGTACCTTCTGGAACGGCCTTGATCTTGACTGGCCAGTAACCACCGTTGTCAACGATGCGCTGAAAGCCTGCCGCATTGAATGGCTCGCCGTGGGCTGCTAAGAATGTAGCTGCTTCGTCAATGTCAATTTGAGTGATTCGTCTCGACAGGTATTCCTTGAGCCAATATTGCAGGCCAAAGAAAATCGTTGAGCCAAACTGACCTCCTCGGCTTTCGAGGTAATCATACATGGCAGTTGTGCCAGGTGGATAAATTTTGAAATGGCATGATTTATAACTATCCACATCTAAAATCTGGTTTTGTCTTAGTGTCATTATCTCTCCTAAATATATTGTGTCGAGTGAGTCTCTTTATACGCATATATTCAAATATAATCATGGATATATGCGAAGTAAAAAGAAGATTGTTTGAAAATCATAATGGAACGGTAAGTATCGTTGATGATACTTATGTTGGTTTTAAACAACGAGCTAAGTTTGTTGATTCTGAATATGGTGAATGGGTTTCTCCGGTGTATGCAGTTTGTCGTGGAACTCGTCATCCTAAGCGTGCGAGAGTTGCTTCTAGAGTTTCAATACAAGATATGCAAACAAAAATTGATGAGAGATTTGGATATGGGTTGATTTTAGCTGACGAAAATAGCTTTGGCGGATTGACCACTGAATGTAAATTTATTGATTCTGAATATTGAGAATTTACTGCGTATCCTCAGAATGTTTTAAATGGTTTAGGACACCCGCAACGATGGACAGATACCAGATCGGAAAGAATGAGGTCTCCAATTAAATTTATAGAAAAAAAGGTTGAAGAGGCGTCAGGTGGAAAAGTTAAGATAATAGGTAATTACAATGGTATGTTGCATAAGTGTTTATTCTCTGATAAAGAATACGGTGAGTTTGAGGCTTATCCTGTTAATGTAATTCATCATAAAACCAGACATCCTGATGGTGCCACAGAACGACGTGAAGATGCCATGTTAAAACATTTTGGGGTACGACATCATATGCAAATTGCTTCACAATCTCTTAAAGTGGCCATAAAACACAATCGTAAATTTATTGAAAAGCATTGGGAAACTGGAGAAAAAATTATATGTATAGCTAGTTATGAGTTAAAAACTGTTCAGTGGTTAAATAAAACCAAAATTCGTTTTCTTTGGCAGCCACATGTTTTCTTTATGCCTGATGGAAAACGAAGCTATAGGCCAGATGCTTATTTAATTGACAGCGATTTATGGATTGAAATAAAGGGACGGTTTTATCCTGCCGCTAAAGAAAAATGGGATTGGTTTCATTCTGAATACAAAAACTCAGAATTGTGGAATAAAGATAAACTGCAAGAAATTGGTATCTTGCCCAAAAGGAAGATGTCAATCTAAAAACTACTTCTTGGTAATAATGCTGAGTTGGCCACATGCCGCCCCAGCAGCAACTTCTGCATTCGTGGCAACAGCTATCGCGTGATCGAAGCCAGCCTTTGCCAATTGATCGCAAACCATCTTAGTGAAATTATCCGTATTCATAACATGCTCCTATACTACTAAACAAGGTTCACTCCCCGGATCACACCAGGACCCAGATTGTTCCCCTTAGAAATTTCGTTGGGATTGATTGGGCTGACCTTGATAAAGAACTTAGCTGGGTCGAAATTTGCCATCAGCTTCTCAATATCAAAATCATCTTCATCAACCAACGTCATATTGACCGTTGTCTTCAGCTTGGACTCAGTTCTAATCTGCCCAAGTTCCTGAATTGTCATCTTTTTTGTAACTGGAATTAAAGCATCTCTACGCGCCTCATCCAGTGAGTGAAGTGAAACTTGCAGGGTTATATTGTCTTTTATCCATGAGAAGTCCGAACCCTGCATTCCAATTGTAGAAACGTAATGGTGAGTTCCTGGATATTTCTCCTCAATGAGTCGGATAGCTTCTTGAACATAAGGAAGATTAAGGAAGGGCTCTCCCATTCTTGTATAGTTGATCTTATGCTCTTGGGCTTCACAAAAGCTTAGGTCACTATGCTGCGAAAGGATGAATTCGACTTGCTCTACAATCTCAGCCGCCGTGAGCTTTCTCCATCTTGGGAGCTTGCCAGTGGCGCAGTTGTGAACCAGAATGTCATTTGCAAAATATGTTTTCTCATCAGTCTCTATATTGTAAACATCACCATCATAATATTCTTCTGACACATCAACAACTACATCAAGAGAACTAAATGACTTTGATCTTTTACAATTAAGATAAATAGCTTTTGGGTGTACCGGCCGGAATGTGGCGCAAAAATCTTTATTCGACAACTCAGATTCCAAAACGAAACAGTCTTTTACAACACCATCGCTTTTATTTGATTCGTATAGTTTTATTTCAGATTTCACATCAAACAATAATAAGTATTTTGAGACCCTACCTAATAAATTGATATTTGTGTTGCATACTCTATATGATTTATTATTCCTTAAGGAAAATCCTTCAGCGTCCCAAAACCCCGCAACGTATCCACGTGCAAAATCTTTTGTAGATTCGCACTTCTCTACAAGTGAATCTAGTACTTCTTTTGACTTTTTACCAAAACTAAACCTACCATTATTGTGGCCATTATCCCAAACTTTTGTTGTGACAACCCCGTATTTGTTTAGTAATTTGCGACATAACGCAAGCGTTGTCTCTTCTGATTGCGACACGCTTGTTTTGAAAGAAGCATTTCCGGTATTCTTTGTGTAAACACCATCACCATCCACAAATCCAACTACCCAACCTAAATACCACCCTTCAGTTCTTGTGTGTATCTCGTTACACGAGATAGCCATATCACCAACCCTCACTGAGCTTATTGGAATAAACTTCTTTCTATACTTAAGACGCTTTATAGCAATTGGGTGCTCTGGAGTTCCGGTAACAATCTTTCCGCTTTTAGTAATTACATGAATGATTTTACCTGAATAGTGACGCTTCATTATCCCAGTTACAATAGATGCTTTAGAATACAATGAAGCGTATTCGGATTTTTCATTAGATGCTTTGGTAAGTTGATTTGAAATTACAATATCACCAACAGTAACGTCACAGATGTACTTATAGGAAAAGTTTGCCATTTGAATGACAGATGTTGGTAATAAGCAGAACTTACATCCCACTGGGCATCCACTCATTGTAGATACGCCTATCATCCACCGTTCCTTTCTACTACCAAGATTCTCATCATCTAGGGCGTTTTGGTTTCTACCAGTAGCGTCCTTGGTGTAGAAGGGTAAGAAAGTATCTGTACATTCGATAGGAAACCCATCGTCAGTTTCTAGGGCATATACCGTTCCATTCGCGAATTTGCATCTTCTAGTCTCTTTCATTTATGCCTCAGAATTTGTTAACAAAGAAATGTATTATATGAAAGTGGTCCTCAAAGAAGTCTTCTTCCCGGCGCATCACATCTCGCAATGGAATCCAGAAAGCCTTCTCTGCATCATCATCTCCCTTGACCTTCGGAAGCGGCCCCGAGCCAAGGTCAAGGCAAAATGCATGAGTAATCGTTCTGCCACGCAATGAACGGTCCGGATGATCGAAGACGCGCTGGTCCGTGATGCGCTTCTTCAACTCGTCCTTAGGAACAGAGATGCGCGTTTCCTCTTTCAGCTCGCGCAGGCAGCAATCAGGGATTCTCTCGTTTTGATTCAAGAACCCGCCTGGTAGTGCCAGCAAACCACGGCCAGGGTAGCCGCGCCGCTTGACCACCAAGATATGTCCGCTTTTGATAACTACGGCGTCTGTGGTGACGAAGGTTGGAGGATATGGACTCTTGCTCCAAATCTCCTTGTACTCGATGATGTGGTTGTACTCCATCACCAAGTCTTCATACTTGGTAGTGTCTCCAACATTCTTCGGATCGTGGAACTTCATCTCTCCCACGAGCTGCTGGTACACTGGCCACGGAACAACCTTCTTGAGTTCCTCGATATTTCCGGTGAAGAACAGACTTCGAACTCTCGTTGCGTCAATATCACCAAGATCCCCGGTGTCTTCAAACTTCCAAGTGGGGAATAGGTGCAAGTAGAATGTAGATCGATCCTTATCATGACCGAACAGAGTAACATCACAGTCATCTGTATCGAGGTCATCAGGGCCAATTTGCGACAGGGCCGATTGTAGAGCGCTCAACCAAAGGTTATCATTGTAGAGATAGTCCTTGGCGGCAACAATTGACACACGGGCATTCTCGTCAGCTGTGAGACATGCCCGGATCATTCGCTCGCGTTCGTCCGTGGTCCAAGGGTTCTTCACCGTCTTGGCTTGACACGCAGAGCCTAGAACAATTGCCAAATGCTCTACACCTTCGAGCGCCACATGAATGGCGGCAAGATGCGCATTGTGCAGGGGTTGGAAACGCCCAATATAAACACCTAGCTTTTTCATACTAATCACTCTCCGTGTTTGTTGTGAAGCTCCCCTCACTGGGAAGTTGATCACTAAGAAAGCAGTGCCTTCTATAATTAGATGGACGGGCTTAAGGGTTCTCGACCTGGACTTAATACCATCATCTAATATTCATCTTCACAAATATGCGTAGAACTAAACAGTGCCTGGAAAAGTATTATAGATAATTCCCGGCTTAGTAAACCCAAGAAATCCATCTTGATTTGCTTTATCTACCCACTCGTCCCATTTCTCAAGAACATTATCTTGATAATGAATCAAGAGCATCTTTCTCTTGATACTATCTTTGAGTGTTCTTAATTGATCGTAGGTAGCGTGGATACCACTTGGGAAAGATGTCTCGCAGTCATGGATGATAACACTCGCCTCTTCGTAGTAGGCCTTCATGGCTGTTTCGGGGGCGAACTGCACATCAGTGGTAATGAAGACTCTGGCTTTATCAGTTCCATCATCTGTGAACATGAGCCCGAACGAATCAAGAATGCTGTACTTAGCAGAGACGTGAAGGCTTTGTACAAGATCGAACGTCAAACCTTCCCACTCAAATGATCCATTCTTTGATATTGGATGTACATCGAAGTAGGTTTCGATTGTTGCGTCGATACCTTCAAGACCTTCCATACCTCCGCGCAATGAATGATCCCACAATGAACGGATCAGACCACGCTCACAAAAGAACTTAGGTAAAGGCAATGGGCAAGCCATACAAGCCTGCTCCATACCTCTCTTGGTGAAGTAGCGCGTGAACGCTAAGAACTCAATGCCTCCAACATGATCTGCGTGGGCATGAGAAATGTATACGGCGTCTATATCCTTGAATGTTAGGCCCTGATCTCGAAGACTGAACCTAACATCTCCACCACAATCTATCAAAAGGTATTTGCCATTTCTTTCGATGACAAAGTTCGTTTGATAGTTCTTCATGGTAAAGGCAGAGCCCGTACCCAAAGCAATTATCTTGGTAGGCATGGTTTATAGGAACTCTTTGTCTTGGACATCAGTAACGGGAGTCTTGACCGTCAGCTTGCCGAATTCATATTGGCGGAAAGTCCTAAGCACGCCGTCGAACTCAATCTTGACTTCAAACAGTTGCTTATCATCGGGAGAATGGTCCCAATGCTCTGCTTCGGCCTTCTTGAGCAGACCAGCCTTGCCGTCGTGGTGAATGACCATATCTTTGACAAGTTTCTCAATCGGATAGTTGGAAAGAGGAACAGCTTCATCACGAACGGCCCAACCGAATGCACAGCGTACAGCTCCCTGATCGTCTTGCGTCAGGCCAATCAAGCCGCCAATAAATTCCATGGGCAAAATGGAATCGTAGTAATTCCAAATGAACGGAACCTTCGATAGAGATTGGTTGAAGTCCGAGAGAGTGTTACCACCCATAACCTTTTGGGGTGTGTAGGTTCCCATATACTTGTTTCGCTCATTGCGGCTGTCCACGTATGGAAAGAACGCATTGACGTGGCCGGAAATGAATGGGCCTCCGCTGCCGCCGCCTTCCTTGTACCAGCTCTTCCAGAAGCTAACGTCAATCTCTCCCTTTGCGGCGAGTACGAATTGGTCAAGAACCGGCTTGAGATGATCGGTCCACCAAGACAGGCCAAATTCATCAAAGGCATTCACCTTGTCGCGGATTGCTTCCCAGTCCTCTACGCTGCCGGTGAGAGTGATCATTGGGATATGGCACAAAGTTGTAACTGAGTAATCAAAGTACTTACTCATAGCATCCATGAGAACTATCTCTGAGGATACTCTTTGAAGCTTTCCGGTAGTGGAGAAATTTCCGACAATCAAATCCTTCTTAGGGCCAATGAATCCACCAATCTTCTCTGAGAATTCATCGAAGCAGCCTTCCCAATCGTTAACCCCGCCGCGAATGAATTGGTCTCGCCGAATATCGATTGTCTTCTTGCCTTGGAATGTAACAAACTTACTGCGCAGTTCCTCAGCGTTCTCTTTGATATGAGTGGCGAGGCCATGTTCGATGGTGAGCCAGATTGCGTCTGGGTCCAAGATCATATGGCGATGTTCGGCAAAGGAAAGATGCGCCAGTCCAACTAAGTTTGAGACACAACCCCCACCAATAAGCAGGCGGTCCATTTGGCAAACCTGCTCAAGGTCTCCTCCAACCTTCTGAATGATTTGGTTGCGAACATCAATAGTAGAACGAACCTTAGCTGTATTAAGTTCGCCGCCCAATTCAAATGTCTTGCTCATGATCTTTGATTCCTACCAAATTCACTAACGCATGGGCACAGTCTGAAATAGTGCCTCTGCAAACCATTGGTTTTATCAAACTTTCCCCTCTGTTATCGAGGGCACACCAAGTAATATCACCTGTTGTGGATGTGGTCTCAATTACCCAGCCTAGTTTTTCTTCGACACGGAATAGTTCCCACTTCAATACTCCGAAGAATAATGTTGGGATCCATTGAAGTCCGCTTGGCTCTAAGTTATTCACTGTCTCTTCCAGCCAGCTTGGCAAGATCCGTTAAGAAATTGCCTTTGGAGAAATACATCTTCATGATTTCAATGGCAATCTCTCTAGCGTATTTCCGGCCAACAAACTTCCAGCTCTCGGGCTCGGGAAGCTCTGACAGAGAGGGCCACATTCTACTACTAATCTCGCCCTGTCGGCAAGCGTGTTGTGCAATGCGCGTGATCGCTGTCGTCAGCAATTCCGCCACTGACTTCTCCAGGGCAATTTCCTGGCAGCCTTTTACCGTAGGAAGTGGGTCGTTGAATTTCCGAAGGAAACAACCGCGCGAACCTCCCTCAAAAAACCACCGTAGGCTTTTCCACCCATACCTAGCGGATTCAAGCTCCATCCATTGAATCACGTCAGAATCTACATTGATATGAGGATCAATAGCTCCCTTGTTGTACAGAGCTAGGATATCATTAGGGGATAGTTGATATTCACACTCCCCATCGACTAGGTCTGTTAACTTTGGGAAAATCATAGTTTTGCTTCACCACTGTGCAAAAACCAATCGTAGGTTGTGTAAATACCACGGCCTAAACAGATCTTGTACTCGTACCCAAGGGCCTTTAACCTGGAAATATCTGTCAGTTTACGAGGGGTACCATCAGGCTTAGAACGGTCAAATTCAATCGTTCCCTTGTACCCAACAATCTCGGAAACTAACCACGCCAATTCATTAAGTGCAATATCTTCCCCAGTACCAACATTGATTTGAATTGAATCACTATAGTTCTCGGCAAGAAATACCAATGCCTCAGCCGCATCATCTACATGTAAGAATTCACGACGTGGAGAACCAGAACCCCACAACGTAATAGTGGGAGAATTGTTTATGTAAGCATCATGAAACTTACGAATCATAGCTGGAAGAACGTGGCTATTATTCAGATCAAAATTGTCATTTGGGCCATATAGATTTGTTGGCATAGCAGAGATGAAGTCATCTCCGTATTGCTTTCGGTACGCCTGACACAGTTTGATGCCAGCAATCTTCGCAACTGCATACCACTCATTCGTAGGTTCAAGTGGCCCAGATAGTAATGACTCTTCTTTGATTGGTTGTTGTGCATCGCGAGGATATACGCACGTCGAACCAAGGAACACCAACTTCTTCACACCAACATTATGGGCGGAATGAATGATGTTTGTTTCAATAGCTAAGTTGTCGTAGATGAAGTCTGCAGGATAGGTGGAGTTGGCAAGTATTCCTCCAACCTTAGCCGCTGCTACAAATACCACCTCTGGTTTAGATTCATTTAAGAAACAACAAACACTTGCCTGATCTCTAAAATCAATGTTACTTGTAGTGACAATACACTGACGATTCTTAAGTTGACGCAATATCGCTGATCCAACCATTCCTTTATGACCAGCGACACATACTCTTTTACCAGAAATGTCAAAAAGTGTGTTCATAGCTGGCCTCGCTGTTTTGCCCGGACAGCTTCAACAACCTGCTCTTGCTCGGCTAAGAGCATATCGCTATCAATCATCATCTTTATGAGTTCTCGAAAACCAACTAAAGGCTTCCACCCAAGTGATCGTGCCTTTGACGGGTCTCCGAGCAGCAAATCTACTTCCGTTGGTCTTTCATAGCGTTGGTCATGCTCAACGTATTTCTTCCAATCTAAATCTAGCATACCAAATGCTATATCCAGGAATTCACGAATACTATGAGTTTCTCCAGTAGCAATCACATAATCATCTGGGGTTTCCGCTTGAAGGATTCTCCACATCGCCTCCACATAATCCCCGGCATATCCCCAATCACGCTTGGCGTCTAGGTTCCCTAAGAACAGTTTGTCCTGGAGTCCAAGTTTGATGCGCGTAGCTGCCCTAGTGATCTTGCGAGTTACGAATGTCTCTCCACGCCGAGGGCTATTATGTACAACAACCCTACCAACTCCAGCACAGAAAACTCCACTTTCTGTTTCGAAGTCAAATACCCATTCTTCTGGGATGAGATCCGGTTTAGTCCACCGAACTTCTGCCGGCTCTTTATGTGGAGCTGTGGTTATGACGTTGAGTTGGTAATAGTCATTATCACCACGATGTTCGATATAAGTGGAGGATATTTGTCCTGATACAGAATAGTAAAGAACACACAATCCCTGTGCTAATATTGGGCTGTTTGTTTTTACACTAATTACATTTGGAGTAGCTCCAGCTTTCAAACCATCTCCGGCATAATATCCTTTAATGAATGCTTTTTTTACAGCAACTGATCCATTCAAAACAAGTCTAGGGACTTTCTTCAACCCTGATTTTGTATCATAAATCTGTTCTCTTAACCACAAACTTATAGAACGAACACCGTTGAGATTTAGTTGTGTTACAGGGTTCCCATTTTCAAAACCAGATGGATATTCGGCAGAGGTTGATGTTCCTATAAATAGAGTTTTCCATAAAAACTTAACACGATCAAGAAGAAACTCATCTTGATTATTAAATCTTGGCTTGCATTGATCTAGAATAGATCCTTCTGCAACCATCAATCCTAAAAATTCAGATAATTCTTCTGTAATAGACACCCACTCAGGAAGAGTTTCCGGAAGGGAGCCTAACAACAAACAATCTCCAGCTTTAATTGCATCCGCCCTTAATTCTGAACTATCTGCTTTAATCATTGTATGGTGAGAGGTACAATTTACAATACCGGCCCTACCCTCAACATAAAGCATATCATGATCTTTATTTGTTGTTTGACGTCTAGTAGCTGTGATTAAATTAAGCGCAGTCCATTTAGTCCCATCCCAAATTTCAAGCTCTGGGTTCATCTTGAATGTTTGAGATGATTTTCCTTTTCTTAACAACGGAATTAACGAAGATGCAGTACATACATCTACTATTCCATTATTTCTAATTACCACTGGAGATTTATCACTGATACACTCATGATTGAAGAGGATCCCATTGGTAGCGAACATTCCATAGGACTCTCTGTAATTCTGAGTGATGTAGAAGGCATACGCTTTGGCGGCTGCGTACGGACTGCGAGGATAGAATGGAGTTGTTTCGCTCTGTGGAGTTTCCCGAACCTTACCGTACATTTCGCTTGAAGATGCCTGATAGAACTTGGCATCCGGCTTGATCCTGCGAATGGCTTCGAGCATTCGGACAGTACCAAGCGCTACAATCTCGGCAGTGTATTCTGGGATGTCGAAGCTGACGCGCACGTGTGAATTATGAACAACAATATTACCAACCCCAACAGAAAAATTAGTTGTTCCTTCTACGCTAATATCATAAACATAACCATCATAATCTTCCCAAGTTAGTTTTTTTTCACCCTGGTTTGGCTGATATGTAACACACTCTCTAAAAGAGTAGTAAACTGTATCGTCATTTATATTATTAATATGTACAGTATAATCAGATCCGATAATTGTAGCTAATGTGCCAACTTGACAAGCTAAATGATAAGATGTGGTTCCATATCTCCAAGTACTTCTGGTATGTTTGTTGTCTGTAATTGACCCGTCACCAAACAACATACTAGAAAACAATACTTTTATATTGTCTAGAGTAAAAGAGAAAAATAAATCTGGTATTTTTCTAGATGAAGAATCGTTTCCGCAATTATATTTTAGCCAATCATATAATGTTTTTGATCGTATTTGCAATTCCCAAACGTCCTCATATCCATCCTTTTTATGTTTCACAAAACAAGATGGGCCACAATAAAAGCTATCTAAATTAACTTGTATCTCTTTAAGCCAATTAAGATTTTGATTAGATATTCCAACTAAATATGATCCGTTAGATGTATTATAAGTAATATGGCCTTCGGATACAAAAGCCCCAATAAAGCTACAGAAAGCAATAAGTTTGTCACCAGTTAAATGTTTAACTACTTTTGTAGATGTGTCTTTTTTAGACCAGCAATACACATCATCCCTTTTGATGTGTATTTTGCTTGATAACATATCAAAACAATCAACACTCGGTACTCGTTGATAGTTTAGTTTTCTCATATTTAGAAGCCACGGGTTTTTTTCTGGCTGTTCTAAATTACCCATAGTATCATAAATTGAGTGATTTGGAGTTACAACAATTTCCCCGAACTTTTGGCGCATTCTCGCCAATTGGCCTTTATAATGATGACGTGAAATTTGTTTTATTTGAGACCATGTACCCATTCCATTCCAAAACCCAAGGGCTCTTAATTGTTTTGATGATTCAGTATTAATTACCTCCACATCTAATCCGTTAGCATCTTCAACTATAATTGTGTGCTTTGATTTTAATCTATCCCATAATTCCTCAAATGTTGGGTGTATAATTTTTGAACTCGTCAATATTGGTAGTCTGCATCTTGCATCAACAGATTGAGCTGCGAGATTGTACACTTCGTCCGGGCGTACTTGTTCTAGTACGGTAGCTAGCGATGATGCATCATTCATATCGGCGTAGATCAGCCTCAACGACACATTCGATTCATGAGCATCTTTGTATAAATGCTCTATACGGTCAGTATTGAAAGATGAGGAACGGCGAATAGTTCCCCACACTTCGTAGCCTTTATCGAGAAGAAGTTCAGCGAGGTAAGATCCGTCTTGTCCGGTTATTCCAGTGATTAGTGCTTTCCTCATACTTGAATATGAGACTTGACCAAAATCCTTCTCGACTGCTTTTTACCACTGATTCCTAAATCTAGTTCCAACAATCTCCACTGGCTCAGTTAGATGTTCATTAGCCCAAGCACCACTCATTTTTCCAAACCCACAATTACCCTCTCTGTAATTACCAGTGCCAGCATACCAGCATCTTTTCTATCAGTCTCGCAATATACAAAGCGAGCACCTTTAGATGCAACTTTCTTTTTATCAGCAACTGGTAAGTCTTCAAGTTTGTACGCTTTGCTATAAGCCCCTTCTGGAAGCACTAGTGTATACAAATCATGTTTCAGAAATGCTTCTTTTGCTTCTCTCAGCATATCCTCCGCATAAAAGCTAACATGTATTTTGAATCTACAATATGTACCCATTTAGGGTGTTGATAATTGTGTTTGAATGGGAATTGACATTCTTTTTTCAATAGGTAATTAGCAGTCCACCCATTCTGAGAATACCCAAATTCGCAACATGGAAGAAGTCTACCGAGTTCATCGGTTGCCTCAATTCCAGATTCATCATTTTCATCACCTATGAGATTGCAAGAGCAGCCACGTGGTACGCAGTCATCGCAATAGTATTCAAAGCCACGTGGCATATATTCCCAAGTGGCCATCTTTGCATGACACACATCGCAGCGTACCTTGATTATACTTCTCATCTTGGCCCAGGATCACAAGTGTCGAAGAAGTTTTTACTTTCCTTCAATGGAACATAATCTAGGTAGTTATCATACCAAGCAACATCAACCCATTTGTGAATTGATGGCTTTCGGAACCCTTGTTGTCCGATAGCCTTGAACTCTTGAATTACCCTTTGCCGCCACCTTCGTTGCTCTAGGTAATCTCCAAGAATAACTGTTGGTAGAGCATGCGGAATAATGAAGAACTTAGTAATCACCCGAAAACAGGCGCGTGACTTTTCTGGAGGAATCATCCATTCAAGTGTCATCCGATACCTGTACTGTTCGTGCCAATTGGTCTCATGAGATAGTTTGGCTCGGTAGGCATCATCTTTCCAGGCTTGATCTCTGCGGTCTCTACATCAATGGCGAACTTGACAATATGGTTCTTATTATCAACCAAGATCACCTTCGGCATCCAATCGCGAGCCTTCTTGCCAGTCAGCTCAGTAAATGTGGCGATGATGATTAGATCTCCAACCCCACACAACTTAGCTCCTGCACCATTGACGCAGATTTCTCCACTGTCAGGCTTCCCGGCAAGAGCATACGTTACAAGTCGGTGCCCATTGGAGATATTCCACACATGAACCATCTCATATGGAAGGATGTCAGCTGCCTTCAAAAGCGATGAATCAATTGTGATGCTGCCTTCGTAGTTCAGATCCGCACTAGTGATGGTTGCCCGATGGATCTTTGATTTGAACATTGTACGTTTCATAGGCACCTAATAAATTGCCCCGGCACAGACACGCTGGGAAGGCGGGAGGTCCATGCCGGGGCGTAAGATCAATATCCGCCAAATGCCACTACATCAATTCGCTTCTTCTTACTCTTGGCAGGCTTCTTCTTTTTCTCGGCAACTGGCGCTAGTGTTTCATCTACTTCGCCTAACAGTTGCTGAGCTACCTTCCTGCAAGTGTAACAAATACACTCCCTGAATTTCCTGCCAGTTTTCTCTTTCTTATCAAACACCGTGTGGTTCATCCAGCAGAGAGAATGGTCCTTATGGTTGGCAATCCAGTTATCATCTAGGGCCTCAGGCGTCCCGAATAAGCTAGCAATTTTCGCAAATTTTGACATCCGCCACCTCAGAGTGCGAATGACATCATGCACAATCTACATAAAAAAACAATACATTTCTTGGTAATATAGATGTGCGCGACTATGCTACTTATCTAGCGAAAGGCTTACATACGCGCGCTTTGACTCCTTGGAATCGAAGTTTTATCGTGCGTTTGCTCTTTGGTAGATCTTTGATTGTAGTGATTCTCTTACCAGAAGAACAGAGTAGCAATTCTAAGGTCTCTAATTCAGCCTTACGAATGATTGCCATTCTCGCAAGGTATTCATCTTCTGCCTTTTGTTTTGCAGCTCGTTTTGCGGCTCTGATTCGTGGGCTACGATCCTCAGCCCACTTCTTAATTTTCTCAATACTCACAATGGCCAATACCAAAAGCCAAAATCCAATTGGGATAACTAATAGGTATGCCGGCGCTAACAGGAACCACTTCTGGAAATGTAGACACTTGATTTTGGAAAGTGTGAACGCAGCCACCATCAACCATGGAACTGGTATTAAGAGCCAACTAAGCGGGTCGAACTTCTTAATTGTCAAGAAGTCAATGCGCCTATCGATTTCAGCACTTGATGAGAAGAAGTTGTTCCATACCGTCCACTTACCAATCATTAGATTGAATATCTGGATACAGAGAGTAACAACTATAAAAAGAATCACAGCCAGCACAAATGCAATTGGCTGTACGGTATAGGCCAGAATTCTTCTGCGCCTGAATTCGCACTGATCAACGGCTTTGTTTCGGAAGAAGAAGTTAACCCACTTCTTCTCGAACTCAGAAGGCTCGGGCGCGAAACACCCAGAGGGCAAATCAACATCCAAATGACTCTGGATAGCTTTTGGCCCCAAGTCATAACTGGAACTTTCTTCCATCCACCTCTTGGCTAGAAGGTATGTACAAACATCTCTATCCCCATCCCAATGATTTGGGAAAGACATCGCTTGTAAATTCCAACCGCCTCGCTCTTCACGGCTGCGCATCATCCACTTATCGATATCCTCTTTGGAGTCTGTAACCCAAGCAAGGATTCGGTTCTTGCCATGGCGATAGAATGTAACATAGGCCATCATATCTGACAGCTTTGCCCACCCGCGCCATTCTGCTGTCTGCCCACTACTCTCCGGAGGCGCAACGCTCAGCAGGACATAGAGTTCCTTGCGGCTGTGATTGAGTAACCAATCCCGATCCACGCACCACGTAATTGGGATGGACCCGGTGATCACTCCGGTCTCGGTCAGCCTCAGCTCGAACAGCACCGTCTCTGGTTCAGGTTCCTTCACAGGCTCTTTTTCAGAACCAATCTGGTCAGGGGGTAGGATGACCTCGTGCTGCGGAGCGGCCTCTGCAGCTTCCTGTACGGGCTCTGGGTGGACCGAGGGCAACCCAGTAACCGGTTTCTCCGCGGGCCTTGGAACCGTCAATTTTGGTAATTTAATCTCATCCATTAGTTCCTACCTATCTAGTGCTGCCAGAAACTGTCGAGTGTTATCATATACACTCACAGCTGTCCTGATCTCATTTTGAATTGCAATGTTGGTAATATGCTTCTCAATTGATCGAAGCAAGTCTTCCGGAGTCACCTGTACGAACGGAGACATGATCTTGAACATCGCCTGCCGCTTCTCTGGTGTGAACTTCGAAGGATGGAATTTTTGGCCATCGCTATTCAGAAGCTTCAAGACTTTTTCTGCAGCTTCTGGATGATGGGAAACGAAGTGGCTCATCTTCTCGCGCCACACGTTATCCACAACTTTGCGCATGATGTCCCCAACCGCACCCTTGAGAGCTTGCGCCGCGCCATCCAGGATCTCGTCTGTCATCTCGGGCGAGCACGGCAGGTACGCCAAGAACTGCTTCAGGAGGGCCACGCGGTCAGCTTGCGTGAGTTCGCCAACGATGATGACCTTACTGAAGCGCCTGATGAGTGGCATCGGAATGCGCTCAGGATGGTTGGTAGCTCCCCACAATGCCAAGTTCGGATAGGTGGTAATACCGTCCATCAACACTTGGAACTCTGTGGCGAGATTGGTACCGCCGAAAGCGTTCTGTCCTTGAGAATCATTAAGAATGGTATCAATCTCATCAATCAAGAAGAAGACTTGTTTCTTGGATTCTTTTTGGATCTTCAATCCAGCTTCAAATAGGCGCTTGGGATTCTTCTCCTGCTCACCCTTCCAACATGTTAAGAAGTCCGATGCTTGAACAAATACTCCAACAGCTTTGCGATCACTAGCGACAGCTCTCAGGACTTCAGTTTTACCACAATTATGTGTTACTGTAAAGTCATCTAAAAGATATCTATGATTACCATCAACAGTGAAGCCAAAATATTCCTCAGGCGGAAGCTCTCTCAATTCAAACCCAACACGAAGGACATCCTTTATTTGTTTTCTGGCCTCTGCTTTTTTACGAGCAATACGTACTGGAATTTGTTGTATATTCCCAGAAATCTTTACACGATAATAATCTCTAGATATACCATTTGAGTCTTCTCTATCAAATGGGCGTATGTATGCGGCAAATCCAAGACTACGCGCAATAAATACCACATCATTAGCTAATAATTTTGATTTTGATTGAAAATCATAGCATCCATCTGTCAGACTGCCATCCGTGTCTATAAGTCCAGCTAGAATTTCTAAACGATCTGATCTTAAAGATATTTTGTATATACTTGGAACAAATTTACTTTCTGTCGAAGTTCCACCAAGCCCCAAGTCTCTAAGAATAGACATAATGGGGTTTGTGTGATGTTGAATTCCAGAAAGATAATACCTAGTCACTGAAGAGGTTGGATCGGGAGATGGATTAATATGAAGATTAAACTTAGAAGCTTGAGAATATACCTCTTGTACAAGCTCGTCATCCCCAGTGGTAAGGCCAGGACACGCCCCTAAAGATCCATCGCCAAGAAGCGCCCCTAAGAAGTAAGGATCGAGTGGAAGTATTTGTGATGTGAAGTTTACACCAACTCTGAATAATTTAAACTCACTTCGCATGTAAGAGGACCATGATATGTAATCAGCCACAGATACATCTCTAATTTCACCGCTCATTTTATTGTGGCCCATACGAACCAAACTTAGTATATGACCTTTATTAACTACCCAAGGTTCGCCCTTTGTCGGTATAATTTCCACCATAGACTCGGTTCCATGGTGAAGGTTTTTAACCATTCGTGGTGTATTATCGTCTCCCATTAACAAATCACCACATCTAATATCTTCTACAGAAACAATCTCGCCATCAAATTTAAGTATTTTTTGTCCTTTACGATGACACCCCTGAGGACCAACAAGTAATACGTTGCTCTTGTCCGCTTTCCTGGACGGAGATGTGGCCAAGAAAACATCGAACCATTTTGCCCCATCCAAGATGTGCTTCATGAAGTCCACAACATCTTGGAATCCAGATCCGATAACCTCTTCCAGATTCACTGACGGTTTGATACCAGGCACTACCTTCAGCTCACCCGGGGCATCTCCGGTGAACGCATTTCCACTGCCAATCTTGCACACGAAGAACGAGTTCTCTTCGAGGTGGTATTCTCTTAGTTCTTGTTTCCTACCAAGAATGTACTGAAGAAGCTCTGCCGTTGGAGCGCCCTCTGCAATTAGCCTAGTAATTGCGCGTAGGGTTTCGTTCTTATATCCCAACTCGTGCCGCTCTTCAATGGTGAGCAGACCAGTTTTCTCTTTGTAAGTGATGCCGCTGGGATTCAAATCCCGGATGAAGATCATCGCCTGTTCAAAGCGTCCTTTATCAGCCCTGGAAACTCGGCCTTTGAACTTCGTGATTCTCCGAATTTTGTCCGCGTGAATCTTGGCGTAGGTGCTTAAGCTCTTCCCAGACTCCCACAGCTTACCCATCTCATCTTCAATAAACTGGATGAACTTTGAGGGGTCTCTGGCAAAAGTCCCTAGAAGCCCTGTCTTGATGGCTTCGGTCAGAAGCTCTGCTTTACGGATGGTGTAGACTGAAATCTCGTCAACTTTCTTACCATCCTGAATCTCTCCATGCGAGTCAACGTTCTCATAGATTGACATCGCGAGATCGGTGGTGATTGGATCTACATGAATCTCAATGCCCTCAGATGAGTGACGGTGATTGAGGGCTTTGTAGTATCCCTCAAGCCTAGTGGAGATATGCAAGCCAGTTGCGATCACGGTTTTCAAACAGTCCTCTGCCGAGAGAATGGCATTGGCAAAAGCTGACACCGTAGGGGCGTGCATTTGATATTGAATTGTGAAAGCTTGCAGATCTTCAAAATTGGCAGCCACAAGCTTTCTAGAGAACAGCTCAATATGCTCAGCGTGCATATTCTTTGCCGTCTCATGTAGGAAGTAATGTGCTGCTTGGAGATCTGTAATTACTTCAAGAACAACTCGAACGAAATTATCACCATTGGAATGAGAGAAGTCTTCCAACGGATCACTCTCAACCATCAACTCGTCAAACGGGTTATGTCGTTTGATTGCCTGTCGAACGCCTTCCAGCAGAGCATTGAAGGATTGGCGCAAGCGCTGGGCCTCATCCTCTAGGCCGTCAGAGACAGTGCTCATTTGGGCAACTATCTCGTCCACCTCGGCGGTGAAGTCTTCATCTAAGCCATTGATGACATCTACTAGTTCGTAGAAGGTGTGTGGTTTCGCCTCAACGAGCAAATAGTTTTCACTCAGTTGGCTTCGAAGAAATTTTCTATTCATATTCTATGTCTATCTTAATTGTTTTCGAGATGGATTCTTCACCAGACTGAGTGGACACAAAAAGAGGAACTTGTTCTTCGTCTTTCAGTGTCTCTTCAATACAGTTGCTATAACCTTGATAGTAACAACTTTTAGTTCTACCTTGGGCATTAGAACACTTTCATCAATTTCAAATGATCAATGAGGGCGTCAACGCTTCCGGTCCTGAAGATGTTCCCGGGATCGGTTTCGCGCGAATCAATGCACCAGCCAGGAGTGCTCCACAGAACCGGAACACCAGGCCACCACCTTGGCCCGCCTACACGTTGCGCCCATGATACAACGTTTGACGGTTTATCGTCAATTAAAACATCACCGTTTACCAGGTATTTGCGATGACCTAATATGATATCTTTTCTATCAAATCCCAATTCTTCAATCAACCACTCAAACCGCTCACTAGGGTAGAATTTCGATCTTGGAATTGATGTGAGGCACACAACCTGACCAATTTCTCGTAACCTATAAATCAACTCATCTGCATAGTCATACTTTTTCAAGCCACGAATTACGCCTGGAGTTTTACAGATATAATCCCACAACTGACTACTGATAGATTTTACATTAGGATAATCAAAGTAATCCCAGTTCATCCCATCACAAGTAACATCAATATTGAATTGGCTCTTGATAGCTCCCAGAGCCATTTCGTTGAAGTTGGCTAGAACTCCATCACAATCAATGAGTATAATCTTCTTCTGAGTGGTTTGCATAACCACGAGTATAGACCGACCGCCAATTTTTCTCGTCCTTGAACATAACTTGTCTGTGAGCTTCTTTCACCGCGCTCTCTAGGGTACCAAATCCTTTTGGAAATACCTTCTTCTGGTCTGCTTGTTTGTAAATTATAAAATCAATCATGCGTGAGACCCCACATATACAATCGCATTACCAAAGAGGTATACATCTGGGTTTTCGCAGCTGTCGGTTTTTTCAATCCAACGCGGAAGCCAGGGTGTTGGTTCTTTCCATGTGATGACGAGCCAATCCTCATCGCCACCATTTAAACAACAAGCTTTCCTAAGCGCTTTAGGAGCTTCGTAAAATGGGAAAACGACTGCTTGATTTTCATTTTCTACGTGGCCTTGGATTACCAGTAGAATTTCTCTTGCGTCATCAATTATTGATTGTTCGATTCCATGCTCTATCAGGTCTTTGATTGTGTATTTTGACATGGTGACTACGGGCGATCTGGGCATTCGGCTATGGCGTGTTCCATTCCACACTTACACGGCTCGCACGGACCAACATGTGCGTAGCCACCAGAAAGAGAGCACTTCTCATCAACGCAAACTGAAGCATATCGCTGTGTGCGTAGGCGAACCATCTCGTCTGTACAATAAGGATCGCCTATCATTGTTTCCGCGCAAATAGTGTCTGTCACCAGATGGAGTGACCAACTCGTTCTCGTCCAAATCTTCCTCCTCATTAGGAGCTTCAGGAGCTTCAGGATCAAGTTCTAATGCATCAGGATCTGGCTTTGGTTTTCGGATACCTTTATTTTTAGTCACGGCAATTATTCCGTAACCGATCTGCCATTCTCGAAATGGGCAAGAAGCTTACTCATAATACTCATCAAACTTGGCACAGATAAGCTTGTACGGATTGAGCGTTGTTTCCGTTGTTTCAAGCTCACAACCAGCAGCGTTCAAGTGTCCGCCTCCACCATGAGCTTTGCAGAACTTGCCACAATCAAATGACTCTCCGAAGCTTCTAAGAGACAACAGAAGCCCAGGAAAACAACCAGGGTTATTCTTGGTATAGCTGAAGCCGATGACAACTTCGCACTCATCTTCTAGAAGGTCGGAAACATCGGAGATGAATCTGCTTGGGACAATTGCAATAACAAGACCACTGTCTGTGCGGTACGTCCATCGCTTTTCTGCAATGCTCTGCGAGCGATCATTCTCATTGGAAATAAGAATAGGACCAAGCCAGCCGATTTTTTCATCCCAGTTTTCGGCTAGCCAAACTAAATCTTTGGACATCCAAAACTCTTTATTGAAAAACATCAAAAGAGCGGCTTGCTCGCATGATTCCTTCCAGCACTCATGTTCTAACTGCCAATTGTCCCTGATACCAGCTACAAAAGCGAAGTGTCTTACGAATCTTACAGTATCAATGGCAGCTGCTAGAACTCCAGTAGCCAACTTGTGATCATTGATTGGTTTCCAAACCTCACGATACGCTAGATAGGCCCCACTAATCTCCGGATCGGTTTCCTTGCAAGCGAAGGCGCTATTCAACCCGTATGCGGCAACTGTGTCCCTAGAATACTTGTGATGATCAAGAACGATAGTTCCGACATCAACAAACTCCTGAGTTCTGTCCTGTGGAGGAGTGCAATCACAGAAGAGAAGGCCAGGCTCAGCCTTCATCTCTCTATATTCGGCAGAGTCATGTTGAGCAAAGATGATCTGTTCTGGCTTGAGATTTAGGGCATCTCTCAAGATTATGGCAGATGCCGTTCCATCTGGGCAATTGGCATGAACGACAACTTTAGTTACTGCTTGTAGTTGTGAAATTTGCATATCATCCACTCATCAAACTGAACATGACATTCAACATCAAGGCTATTACTGTGGTATTGTAGGCGAACGATTGTATGGCATGCACTAAAGCCATTCGCCTAATTGATCTGCTGGTAATTGCAACATCGGAAGTTTGAAAGCAAGAACCAATAGTGAAGGCGAAAGGAACGAGAGTCCTCCAACAACACGCACAGATCCATTGTTTTGCGTTCTGCGATAGTACATCCGAGCGTACCTCATTGTCCAGCTTATATGGTTTAAAACCTATGCCCCAACAACTCCGGACAGACAGACGGCCCACCACAATGCTCGGCCTTGGCTTCGTGCTCTCGCATCAGGGCAATGGAAGCTAGAAGGGAGGCCCTCTTCGTGATAGGCGAGCTATTCGTCATCGCTAGTCTGAAGTCCTGGGTACATCTCATAGCAAAGCGTCTCGATATGCCTTTTCAGGGCGTCATGGATTTCGGCAATCCCGACTCGACCCCTATACTCTTGAAGGAGCCATTCATAGTCTGTCCGCTCGTGACGAAGGAAATTGACAGCGATCCTCGAAATGAACTCCTGCGATTCATTGCCGCAAGCGTACTTCTCGTGATGGCCGCGAGAATAATGAAGATCGTTGTATGTCTCCACCGCCAATGTCCGCAATTCGCCGAGGGTTCTGGGCCATTCGGAGGTCCAGTTTGACGACGTGATATGCTCCTCAAGTTCTGCCAGTGCCTTCTGCCGTTTTGTCTCAACCGCCCTTCGCGACGCCGCCTGCCGATCTGATCGCCTGGCGTCTATATCGGCCACCATGTCCTTCACCGACTTGCGTTTCGCGAGCCGCACCAATTCGGTGGGATCATACAGCCCCACTGGTGGTCCCGACTTGTAGTACTGGTTGGCTACAAAGTCAGTGGGTTGAATCAGGCGTTCGAGTCTATTCGGGGTAACGCCTATCAACGTCGCTGCCGTCGTCTTTCCAAAAACCAAACATTCTCTTGATTGGGTTTCGTATTGCAGCTTCTTGCAGGCACGACGACGTGCGGCCACTACCTTCTCGTCAATCATGATTGCATCTCCTGTTCTGAACGAGCTACCAACCTTGCTGGCAGCCATTGTCGCAACCACCAAAGGCTCGCCGAGTGTCGGGGCGGTATCCTCAGTATGCTTCATCTCAGTATGCTTCACCATAACAGATGCATTTGGCTGCGTTCTGTGTCCGGCCCGAACCAATTATCCCCGCTTGCGGCTCTTGGTCTGAATTCCCGTGACTCCGAGCGCGATTTCGACGGTCGCTTGACTCAGCGAGCGGTTCCATCCGGACGGCTACAAGAAGGCCGACTTTAGCCGACTTGGGATTATGTAGGAATGGCATTTTCTACTTCTATCTCTACAAATCTGATATTTGACCAGTAGTACAATCGCCCAGAATGAGTTGAGGCTCCTGCAACATCTGTAAGGAACAAACTCAAATCATTATTTTCAAAAGTGGAAGATGCAGCACTTACTGCTCGCAGCAAACCGCCCAATGTACAATACGCTCCAAGACATTTGATAGAGCTTCCCTCATGTCTTCCTTGATATGAGAAAGTTCTGATACCTTGAGATTCCAGAAGTGCTTGTACAGGATGTTTTTTCATGTTGTTCTGTATTTGCGATCACAACCTTCGTACATGTTATCCACACCAGTTGCATTGAACCTTGCCAAGCGATTCAAGTCTTCTGTAGCCCCAGGTGCATCCGGAGGGCATGGGCAGAAGCTTCCCCACCGACGATCTGGGCCGTGGCCATCTTGGCAGAACCATCCGCGCTCACGACACTCAGCCACTCCAGGCCATTCTCCGGTCCAAGGAAGGTAGCCTCCAATCTCTTCCACAGCTGCATCGAACTTCTCGTACATTTCTTGAGTTGGGCCATTGTGGTAGATGTCTGGATGTTCAACTTCAAGCAATGACCTATTCATTCCATTGACCTTATAGACACAACCGCAAGAGATGAGTTGCATCTTACACATAGGACAGCGCTCAACATCACAGCCATGAATATGCTTAGCTCCAATCACCGCGGCGCAATCATGACATTGCATATTTGCTGAATGTACATTCATAGTTTTGATAAGGCGGCCTGAGCGGCACCTTCCCCATTATCTCTATCGTACAGAAATGGATCGAAACTATCACCGCTCAAATCAACCTTCATGACTCGGCCTTGAAGATAATCAAAGCTAAGAGATAGTGTAAGTATATGCTCAGCCTGCTCTCGCGTCATGTCTGCAGGGATGTGCCAAAGGTTACCTAGACCTTGAGCACGCGCTGAGTTGTATAGTGCGGCCAGAACATCCGCTTTATTAAATTTTGATATATCAATCATGAGTCAGGCCCATCTACCCAATAAGAATGGCCGCACTCCTTATTGGTGCATGTAAACTTCTCGTCCTCATATCCACCACAAGAAGAATCCCAAACCCTGACGGTCATCGCCGATCCGCATTTTGGGCATTTGCGATCACAGGGCTTTTCTTCATTGAAGGTGCCGTCTAATTCGCTCATCTCTTGTGTGTGCATTCTAGGCCTAAAACAATCCTCGGCGGACAACTTGTCTTGGAGCCTTACATCCACTGTTTGTGCTCCAGCGCGTGGCACATTCAACTGGAGTTATGGCCAACTTACCATTGTCGTTGTAGGAGATGCTGCAACTAACATAGCCATCATGATCGGTATCACGATCGGTACATGATACGCTTTTGATTTCCACCCCAAGTGATTGTGCATATTTGCGAGCTTCAGCTTCCGCTTCTCCACTATTGGATGCACAACTCCTAAATGTGATGAAACCAAAGATAATGGCTCCGATGACGCCGATTATCGCCACAACAATCAGCAACTCTACCAATGTGAAACCGCGATTCTTTCTCATGTTCATTTCTCCTTAACTGCCCTAACGAATTTTGGATGACCATCACAACCAACGGAAACCCACGCCCAATCGAATCTTGAGAATGAGTTTCCGCAGATGAACAACCACCAGAGCCACCTATCTATTCGGTACCACGGAGGATTGAATAGAACAACTGGCTCTGATGTGAAGAAGTCTAAGTAAGTTACCATCTA